ATGGTAGCAACGACGAGCGATAGCGAGGAAAAAGCAGCGGGCGGGCACGGACGCCCGGAATTTTGCGAAAGCGGCGACCGAAGCGTTGCCGATGCCACAGAAGGGCCGGCGTATTGCTACGACACGAAGGTAAGCGGTCTAGCGATCGGCGCCGGCCCGAGCGGTATCAAGGCGTTCATTCTCTATCGGAAGGCTAATCGTAAGCAGGAGCGAATCAAGATTGGGCGCTATCCCGATCGGACGGTTGATGAGGCACGGACGCAAGCTTGGCCCCTGATCGTAGATATCGCCCGTTGAAGGGTGAGGACGGCGGGGAGGCACACACGATGGCGATGATCACGGTCAATGCTGGTGACCATTCGATCATGTCGCGGATGCATAGCCGGGCGACGAAAAGCGGTCAGTCGTCATACTTCGGCCGGACGATTGGGAAGCGTGGCTCACGACGTCGAATGCTGAAGCCGCTCGCGCGATGTTGCAGCGCTATCCCGCGGGCGACATGGTCGCGGCGCCGAAGTGACCGCTACGCTTGCGAGTGTCGTAGCCTCGATGCGAGCAGCACGACGAGCGCAGCCACGAGAAAGCTGGCGACGAGCAGCACGGCCAGCAATACGTTCTCTTCGCCTTCGATTCCAGTCACGCCGAACACGCGGAACAGCGGGCCGAGCAGGTTCCACGCTTCATCACTACCCACCCAGCGCGCGAGTGGGTCGATGCGCGACAGCCCGAAGAAAATGAAGGGCGTCAGAACCGCCGCGATGGCGAGGCGCACGAACGTTTTCATCGGACGTCCACCGTGCCGTAATACTCGATGTCGGTTCCGGGGATCTTCGCGGTCGGCTGTTTCATGAGATACGCACGTAGCTGGTCGAACTGCACCTGCGTCGTGACCGTGATGCAGCCGTCGCTCACCCCCCATCGACCATTTGGGTGCAGACGAAATGCGCTGCGCTTAACGCCGTTCACGTAGGTCTCGTCATCGATTTTGGCGTCGGCGCGGTAAAGCGCGAACCATGTCGAGCGGTCGCTGTTTGACCACAGATCCAGTGCGAGATCGCGAATTGGCCCGAGTCGGCCGCCCGTGTCGCGCTTCACGATGTAATAGCGGCCCTTGGGGATCGGTCCAGCGTTGGCGACGGCCGTTGCATCGGGCTTGTCGACGAACTGCTTATTGCCCGAGAACGCCATCACACCACCGAAGCCGGCGCAGGTGAGATTGGAAACGCGTGACCATTGAGCGTGAAGAAGCATTGGGCAGGCATCGATTCATTTCCCCCGAAAGATGTGACGAATATACCCGACCGAATTGGATTTATGCCAGCCCTGCCGAATTGAATCGCACCGTTTGGTGGAGCTAATAGTTACCAGTGAGCGGGCGTCGATCTATGCGCGACCGCCACCCAAGAGGCGTATCGCCGATGAGAGAATTTGGAGACGCAGGGATTAGAATTTGGAGATGGTTTGCGACGCGTCTGTTGACGCGCCGCAAACCACTGAATTACTGCGGGAATTTTGGTCGGAGCGATAGGATTCGAACCTACGACCCTCTGATCCCAAATCAGCAATGAAGATCTTAATGAAAGCCTTGCCAGAAAAGGCGCTCCGGCTGCTTTTGTCTAATGTTATGCTCAAAAAACATGCACGGAACGACAGGGCTTTGCGGGCGGCAGCGGGGCAATTATTAGACACCCTCAAGCCGATTTGGGCAGACTCAAGCGTACGTCCGCCACTGGCACATTTCGCTTTTTGATGTACGTCTCCGTCATCTTCTCGTCGGTGTGCGCGGCGGCAATCTGGAGCGCCTTCACGTCATATCCAGCCCGCTCGCCGTCCGTGAGTGCCTTGGCTCGAATGTCCTTCACGGTGTATCCGAAATGCAACAGGTCGGCGCGCTTTGCTGCGGCTTTCCACGCCTTCAGGATCGTATTTGCGGCGTACATCTTCCCGTTCCGGGTGTGGACGACGGGCATATCGCCGATGGTCGGTCGGCCGTCGATCTGTCGAATTCGTGACAAAACCTCGTCGATCTCGGGCGTGATCTTGAAGTCGACCCGCACGCCGCTCGAATCTTCTGTTTTGCTCGGGATGAAGTGGATTACTCCGACCTCGCGATCCACGGCTGACCATTTCAAGTTCCGGATCTCGGTCGAGCGCTGCGCCGTCAGGTAGCATAGATCAATGATGCACTGCATCATCGGACCTGTCGGTACGTCCGCCACTACCTCCTTTTCCCTGTCCGTCCCCTCGTACATCTTGTAAGTAGTCTCAAGCATTGCGCCGCGGATTGCGGCAAAGTGCGCGTCGGTGATGTAGGTCTGCCGCGCCTTCGGTTTCTTCAGCTTCACTTCCTTGCACGGATTTGTGTCGCGCCTTCCTTTGTCGACGCACCACTGGAAGAAGCCGGACAGGAACGCGCGCATGACGCGCTGCATGTGCAGCTTGCCAGCGTACTTTACCTTCAGCCAGTTATTGATGTGCGTGGGCTTCACGTCCGCGACGTTGACCTTGCGGAACCCGTTGCCGGCGTAATCTCCGTACTTCGGCCACGCCTTTTCCTTGTGCAGCAGCTTGTTCTCTCGCACGTACTGATCGATCAGCGGGCGCATATCTCCAGCACCTTCCGGGCGTTCGCGTTTCTTCCGCTCTTCGGCCAGTCGCTCGACTAGCTTTGTTTCGTCATCTGCCAGGCTGCACAATCGAATCCATCTTCCCGAAACTGGCTCGCTCCAATACCATGCGCCGTGCTTAGCGTAAACGCGCGGATACTTCGCCTTTTTGCGATTGGTAGCCATCAGTCAAAGCAGAGTTCAACGGTTGATGTTGCGGGATGCCCGACAAGGCCGGCCTTTTTCGCCTGGAGTGACTCGAAGGTCGACCAAGTCATGATGACGGCGCCGTTCGCGGCCGTGACGACGTCGATGCCAAACGTCGCCTTGAACCAGTCGGCCTGCTTCGTGTATCGCTTCTTGCCGGTGACGACTGCGAGATCGGCCGGCTTCATCAGGCGTTCGGTCATGCTAGGATTCCTCCATCTTTTCGAAGGGGGCGACATGCACACAAGCTTCGAGATTTCTGAACCTCACGGCCCCATTAACGGCGGCGACTACCTTCGATTCACTGCTCGCGAAGGCGATAAAACGTGGCCGATGCGCATTTCCAGGAGCGTGCTCACCACGCTCGCCGTGCAGCATGGACTCAGCGAGGAGGAGAGCTTTAAGGCAAACTTCTCCAAGATCCGTGACATGAGCTTTGAGAAGACACGCATTTTTCCGCCGGGGCAGGAAGTCACCCTCTCGATCTACGATATTTAGACTGCGCCGCATCTTCAGGCACCTTCCGGGAATTCGTCGTGCGTGCGGCCGTCGAGCAGGCGGCCGGCAGCGCGCTTGCCAGCGTTGCCCATGATCGTGCCGTCGCCGTGTGTGAGCTTAGGGCCGCGCACAGGCACACCCTCGGCGTGGCCCATCATCGGGATCCACTCTCCCCATTGCTTGAACAAGAACGGCACGCCGGCACTGGCGCACTGATCGCGCAGAGATCTGGCCCAGTCCGGATGCATCGGCCGCGCGCCGTGGCCGCTTTCGCCGCCGACAATCACCCAGTCGATTTCGGGCGAGCTATATCCCGTGCCGTCCTCTGCGTACTCGGTGGTGGGCCCGTGAATCCACGGAGCGTCGGCGGGGCAGTCTTCACACGACTGCATTTCCTGCATACAACAGACGCCGGTCGGATCGAACCAGGCTCGAAGATCGACCGGCCCAAGCAGCGGCTCCATGGACAAGAACCGGCGGCGCGCTGGCGTCATGAGGAGCTTTTCGATGTCGCGATCGGCCTCGGTCTGGTTCACGATCGTCGCGCCGAGCCAGACGTTCGACCAGGGCCACGGCGTGTTGATGCCGCGCCCAGCCAGTTCGAGAGCGTGGGTGATCATCGGTCCGGCGTTGCCAATGCGCTTCGTGAGCAGCAGCCAGTCGAGGTGCGGCGTGTTCCAGATGAGATCGAACAGGTCCGCGCGCCAGGCGTCGGGAACTGCGTTGTCGAACACATCCGCGAGCGACGCGCAAAAGACGCGCTGGCGCCGGCCCTGCGCGGCGAAGAACCGCTCGTGCGCGGCATTCCACGCGAGCGGCTTACGCCAGTTTGCGACTGACGTGCGACGCCGCGGCGCGCCAGCGCCCCAGTTCACGGCCGAGCCGCCACCGAAGCGCGCATTGCGCGCCTCGGCATAACAGTGGTCGCATCCCGGACCGACCTTCTGGCAACCTTCCCATGGATTCCACGTAGAATCGCACCACTCAATATTCGTTTTCTCGCTCACGGTGTTTCCTATGGTGATGAAGGGCTCAAAGATGTCGGCCGAGAGTCGCGCCAAGATGAGCGCGGCTGCGAAGGCTCGGCCGAGCAATCGTCTTGGCACGAAGCACAGCGCCGAGACGCGAGCATTGATTAGCCAGCGGACCCGCGAGAAAACGCCGCGCGGTGCGAAATGCCACAGTTACGTCGACGGTAAATCGAAGGAGCGAAAAGACCTTCGCGCTACGCCAGAAGGGCGGCAGTGGCGATTCGACGTCATGAGCCGAGACGAATTCGCGTGTGTGCACTGTGGTGACGATCGCGGCGGCAACCTCGAAGCGCACCACGTCCAGCCGTTCGCCGATTGCCCGGAGCGGCGCCTCGATGTGAGCAACGGAAAAACGCTTTGCGAGCACTGCCACTGGATGGCGCATGCGTATGCTGGGATTCCGGGCCTTTGACGCGTGGTCGCGCCACTCGATCTTCGTGTTCTTGCTCATGCTAGGATTCCTCCCAAAAATCGGGGGGTGTGATGGAGAAGGTTGTAGGCCGATACGTGGCCATAGTTGGCATCGCGATCTTTGGCGCGCTGGCGTACGAATATGTGCCCTGGGGAAGCTTGCAGCAATCTGAAAGGGCCTCGTGGGTACAGGCTGTTGGCTCGGTCGTGGGTATCCTCATCGCCGTCGCGGTTCCGGCGTGGCAGCACGCTGAAGCTCAGAAACGGGCTCGAATCGATGCTGCTGCGAAATTCAGAGCAGTTGTGAAGGTTGTACAGCTCGGATGTGCACGTGTGACGAACGTTTGGGATCAGATGAACAAGGCAGACGTCGGATACACGTACTTCGCGAATCTCTACGATGCGACCGAATTCGAACACATCGATCGTTTGCTCGGCACCGTTGAAGTTCACAGCCTCCCAACTCCGGCTGCGGTAGACTCGTATGTGTCAGCTCATCAGGAGTACAACAACTGCGTTGGCCTCATTGCAAGCGCGTTCAGCGAACATGGGAATCCACGCGGGAATCTGGATTACATCTGCGAGCAGCTCGACCTTCGACACGCTCGCCTCGTTTCCGAAGTGAATAAGCTCTTGAACGAGTGTCACGTGATCGAGCGCGGACATGAAAGGTGGAGTCGCTGGATCCGCGAGATTAACGAGCTGAGATGACTTCGCCGCGGCGGTCCGGCGCGACGAGTCGTGAAGCAATTCCTGGAAGAGTGGCACAGTCGGTGCTGCTTCACGTTTCGTGCAATTTGCATTAGAAAACTAAAACACTTGAGCATTGTATTAATTCACTTACGGCCTACCATCTGAAATTGGCAACATAACCATTGGAGGAAAAAGTGGCCGATTGCATGATGTACGGCGTGGGAATGAATTTTGAGGTGATCACATGAGCTGGCACCGCGCAGATTGGCTAGCCTTCGCGCAAGCAATGGCAGCCGTTGTTGGCATATTTGGCGCGTTTGGCGTTGTGTTTCTGCAGAATTTTTTCGAAAGATCGCGGAACCGCAAACGCCAAAAATCGGTGCGGGCTGCAATTGTCGAGGTGGCAGGCAAGTGTCGTGATCTCACGCAAGAAATCTACGATCCTATGTATGTTTTTCACCAAGTAGGGACGTGGGAGCAGTATCGAGCGTTTCGGTCGCGTCAATTTCTTGAATATCGCGAGATTGTTGGAACGTTATCGACACAAGATATTGCGGATTTGAATTTACTTGACATCGCCATGAAGATTCGAGTGAATTTGCGAGATATGGAGGCGATCGTCGCGGAATCAAATTTCAACTCTGCGAATGGTTGGATTAGCACGAGGCGCATGATCACTTACTGTTTGGGAAATTTTGACGATATTTTGAAATCTCTAGGGAACTCATGATCCGAAAGGCCAGCGCCTAAGAAATGGCGTCGACATAGACGGTCACGTTCGCACCCATCCTTTCGTCGTCGAACGGATCTTCCCGCTCTTGCGCAGCGCCTGAAGGCGCCGGTCAACAATGCGCCAGCCGACGACTTCGCCGAAGGCCGTCGGCCGCGATTCCTCGCGCGCGAGGCGCTCGCTTTCTTCGCGCACGGCGCCGGTATTGACGGATGCGAACCTCTTCGGAGTCTCGTCGATCGAGGCGACGATCAGCTCGTCGAGTTTCTGGTATTTGCTCATGATGGGTTTCCTGGTGCGACGCATGCGGTGCACACGCCATGCCATTCGCCGGTAGCGTCGTGCACGTCGCCCGTACCGTCGCAGGCCGAGCAGCGCGGCGCCAGCTCCGGATACAGCTTTTCGCGCAGGTGTTCAGGCAGTTCGGCAGCGCGGATCTCGAACACTTCGACATCGGTCAGCATGATGCGTCTCCTGCACGGGCGGCGTCACGGGCCCGCTCGAACGCCTGACGTTTGATACTGACGACGAAAACAACGTTCTCCCATTCGCCGGTAACGATGTCGCGCATCGATATGCAATCGGTACCGAAAGAGACTTCCACGTAGCCGCGCCGCTGCTTGCCACCGGTGATCGACTCGGCCAGGAATTGCACGCCGACGTTATCGACTCCGATACGCTGAATCAGTTCGTCGAGTTTCATTGGTCGCCTCCTGCATGAGCGGTCGTCAGTCCTTGCCGGGCGCCTGACGGCGCGGAACGCTGCGAGTCTGCGTAGACGACGCGCGCGAGCGCCGGATCACCCTTTACACGCTCGTAATACTCTCGCGTCGTGTCGAGCCACGCACCATCCTCGGTGAGTATCTGGTAGATCGCCACTGATTCCGCTGCCGGCGCGCGCACTGCGCAGAGATAGCACGGGATCGAGTACGGCCGTACCGATGACGCAGTCGCGCCACCATCGGCCAATGCGCGTTGCTTTTGCGCCGCCGTAATTGCCCGGTCGTCATCGGTCACCCACGCGATCGGCTCGCGCGCCTCTGCCGGTGCGTCGGCCGGGCCAGTGTAGAGGTTATAGCTGCCGGTCGGCGTGTCGGTCTGCTCGAAGGTGTAGCCACGCACGCGGCCATCGACGATTTCGACCGTGCCTATGCGCTCTCGCTCGCGCGCCTTTGCCGGTGCATCGGCCTGCGCGGGTTGCGGGGCGGCGTAGGCTCGCCGAAGACACCCAGCGAACGCCAGCAATTCTGCGCGGTTGAAGTTGAACCGCTCGCCTTCGAGCATGATCGGCTCGCGCTGGTTATCGCGCGCCCACATCACAATCGTCTCGTCGTCCGGCTCGCGCGCCTCCGCAGCAGGTGATGCTGCCGCGCGGGCTGCGAGTTCTTCGATCACCGCTGTCGCGGCGGTGAAGTCGTTCATGCGTCCGGTATAGTCGCGCGCCCACTCAGGCACACCGTTCGACCATTCCCCGTGTGTGCGCAGGTGCAGCCATTCGGCGTAGCGCGGTAACGCCGCCCGCTCGTCGGCCGGCGCGTCAGAGTGCGTGACGTCATGCAGGCGCTGCTTCAGCTCATCGACCATAGCTTGATAGCGCAATACGGACGCTTCGAGTTGCGCGATTCGCTCGTCGGCCGGCGCTGCTGCCGCCGTAGCGGGGGAGCGGGAAACGATGGGTACGAGCCGCCGGACGCCGTCTTCGATGCCTTCGCTGGGGGCAAGCTGCGCCGCCGCCCACAGTTCGTGCGCGAGGTCGTTCGCCCCTTCCGCCCCTGTCTCATTGGCAGAGGTGGCGAATGGGTCCATCCAGTGAGTGAGAAACTTGCCCCCATCAGGAACGCGCCAGCCGTCATCTTTATCGTGTGCAGGCGATCCGATCCACACGTGCGAAGGATCGCCGAACGCGTCACGCGCATTGATGTTGTTCGTTACCAGCACCTTGCGCCGTGCCCTGTCGCCACGGCCGTTTTCTTGAACGGGCGGCATCGCATCGGTGAATGCGATCCAGCGCTGACCAATCGACGCAGCTGCGTGCTGCACGACAGGGGCTGCGGCGAGAAGGGCACGCATGACAGAGCGCAGTTCTTCGGCGAGATACAGGCTTTCTACTTCATCGAGACGGTACGCACACGCGATCAAGATTGCGGATTGCTCGTCCGTCAGCGCGCCAGCGTGGCTCTTATCGGTGGTCATCAAGCGTCTCCAGATTCGAGCGCGCCTATGTCGCGCCGTTCGTAGGGTGATCGCGGTTCGGATGGACCGGGCAGCGGCGAGTGCTTCGGCTTCGCTGCCTGTTTCGCGCGGATCTTCGCGATCGTCTCGGGCGCGTTGATACGCGTGAGTTCAGTCTCGCCGGCCATGTGCATGTCGAGGCCGTTCGCAAGGCAGAGCGCGGCCATAGTGACCATGACTCCGCCGACTTCCTGCGTCGGCTCGCCGACTGGCCGCGACCAGGTGTAATCGACCAGCGCGTGCGCTTCCTCGCGCGTCATACCGCACGCCTGCACGAGTTCGCCGGCCTCCTCGAAGAACCGGTGATTGCGCTCGAGCTTGTTCGCCGAGATCTCGGCGCCGAAGCACGCCAGCATCCACGGCTGCACGCGCTGTTGGAAAGGTGCCTGTGCAGGGGCGACGGCTCGGTCCCGCCGACAGGAGCCGTCCGTGCGCTGCTCGCATGGGCCCACGCCGCTGCACATGCACGGCGTCGGCACACCAGCGAGCCGCGCGCGCAGCCACGTCGCGACGTCTTCGCCCTGCTGGCAACCGAACTCGCTGCAGATCCCGTGCAGCAGGTCGAGGTTCACGCGCACCGCGTTATAGACCCAGCGGGCGATCGGGCGCAGCAGATCGCCGTCCTGCTGCGGCTCGATGGCGTCGAGCAGGTCGCGCACGATCTTGACGCTCGCTGAACTGTCGTTCGTGAGTTCGTCGATATTTTCGCCGCCATGCTCCGCGTCGTAGTGGTGGCGGATGAACTCGCGCAGTTGGTCGACGGTATAGCCGCCGTAGGTGTTGGTCGTCATCGTCGTCCTCACTTGACGGAGATATCCGGAACAATCACCGACGTCTTGAAGACGACCTTGTAGTGGTACGTGCTCACCGGCGCCGGGTCGAGCTGCTCGATGAAATACGTCACGTTGTTCGACAGTCCAAGGAAGTGCTTCTTGTAGTCGTTTGGGCCCGTTTTGCAGATGATCGCGAGCTTGGTGTCGGTGCTGGAGTTGTCCTTCGAGCAAAGGCCCTCGATGGTCAGCATGTACTCGCCAGTGAACCCGTTGTAGAACACGATGCGGCGGTTAATCTGGAAATTATCGGCGGCCGTCGACAGATTCTTCGATGCCACGTCGGCATCAGAGCACCCGGCGGCCGCAGCGATGCTGCCAACCATGGCGGCAACGATCAGCAGCCGGGCGGAGCCGTTCGAGTGATGGATCATGGTGTGAACCTCGATGGTCATGAGAATAGGTCGCCCTGCTTTTTGCCGCTCGACTCGGCGAGGTGCGTAGGGCAGAAGTGGGTATCGGCGCCGATCTGATGTGCATGCACCGCGCACAAGTGTCGGTCGCATGTCTTGCCCGGCTTCGTCTGGAAATCGCACAGGAAGTTGCTCGGCGCATTGCAGCCGTCGACCGAGCAGCGACGCTCACGGTTACGACCTCGCGTGCAGATGATTCCGGACATGCCGCCGGGAACGCGAAACGGGGTGCAGGGCATAGGTGCCTCCGTTCTAGAACGACTGCGGCGCGACCGTGAGCGCGATCGCGATCGGGCGCACCCAGACCGGCGTCGATGAAAGCTGGAACGTCTCGCCGGATTCGGCGAGTAGGAGCGTGGCGCCCATCACCTCGGCGATCGCCTGCGCGGCGTCCGGCGGCACGGCGTTGCCGATGCGCTCGCGCCACGCCTGGTCGGACAGTCCGTCGAGCTCGAGGTATTCCTCCGGTTCGACGAGCGATTGCAGGACAGCTAGCTCGAGCGTGGTGAACGGGCGGTGCCACGTACCGTCAAGCGCGCGGATCACCGCGACGGTCTTCTCGTTCGCCGCGGGCATGCGCGGATCGGCGACGGACCAGCGGCCGTTGTCATGGCCGGCGGCTGCCGATACAGCGCCGCTGTGCTGGTCCCAGCCGACGACGCCGTAGTGGCCGCCGGTCAGGTACGCGGCGCCGCGCTCGCGGCGCATGCCCGGTCGCGGGTCGGCTACGGCGAACGCCCCTTGTCCGCTGTCGCTGCGAGCGATGACCGTGCCGGCCGGCTCGCCGAAGGCTGTCACACGGTACTTGCCGGCGCCTTCGAAGCCGGTGCTCGAGCGCGGGTCGGCAACCGCATACGCGCCCTGATCGTCGCCACCGATAACCGTGCCGGCGTGGCCGGCCCATTCCGTCACCTTGTACTTGCTGAACAGCGGGCCGGCCGGCGGCCGAGGATCCTGCACGCACTGACCGGTGCCGTGCGCGCTGGTGACCGCGCCGGCGGCGTCGTGCCACGGCACGATCCGGAATTCGTTGTTGTGCTTTGCCGGGCCCTGATGGCGCGGGTCCGCGACGCTGAAGGTGCCTTGCCCGGGCGACTTCTGTCCGGTGATCGTGCCGGCGTGGTCGTTCCAGTCGAGTACGCCGTACTGCTGGTATTGCGCGGCATTGGCCGGCCCGCGCGGGTCGGCGACTGAAAAGCTCCCGTTGCCCGGGCGGCTCGCGCCGGCCACGACGCCGCACGGTTCTTCCCAGCGGTTCACGCCGAGCACGCCGTTGTGCATGTCAGGCACGATCAAGTAGTCGCGCAGATGGCCGTTCTCGACCGCGAGCTTGTTCAGGCTGCGCCAGTCGCTGCCAGCTTCGACGAAGGCGAGGCGCACCCATGTTTTCCACTGCAGCGACGGTACGCGATGCATCGGGCCGGCGGCCTCGACGTCGCCCGGCAGCGGCATGCGGCTGAGCAGCGTACCGACGCCCTGAAGGCGATTCTGGGGCGGCTCGTACAGGAACGCCGGTACCTTTTCGGTATGCCGCGCGACGAGCAGGAAGCGTTTCCGGCTCTGCGCCATGCCGCGCTTCGCGATGCGGCCGCAGTCGTGACTGGTCTCGTTCTTCGCGTAGCCGTAGTGCTGCAGGATCTGCCCGATTTGGTCCAGCAGGTGCCGGCCGCGCGTCGCGAGTCGAGGGACGTTCTCGAACACGATCAGCTCGACCGGGTCATCCTTCCATGCCTCGCACATCAGCCAAACGCAGCGCAGCGTGAGCTCGTTGAGCGCCTGATATTTCGGCGTGCGGCTGAGCGTTTCCGACAGCAGGCCGGACGCGCCCTTGCACGGCGACGAAATGAACACGCAGTGCGGATGCTGGTAGGCGGCGGCGCGGCGCACGTCGTCGGGCGTCGCTTCGCGCCAGCCGGGCGGCGGTTCGACGCCGTGGAACGCGGTGTACTGCTCACGCGTGAACAGGTCCATGACCGTGCACGGCGTGCCGACCAGCATCTCGAAGTCGCGCGCGGCCGCCGGATCGTTGTCGATGCCGCCAATGCAGCGCCACGTCGCGGTCATGTTGCCGACGTGCGAGGTGGCCTTGGTGAATCCCTTCGCACCGCCGCCGAGGCCGCAGCAGAATCCGAAGCTGTTATATACGCGCTGATTTTCCATGGGTGTCACAGGAAAGTCGGAAAAAAGAAGGGCGCCGAGAAAATTCCGGCGCCCTTCGAATGCCGCGCGGACCGAGGCAAACCGCGCGGTGATGCTCTGTCTGCTCAGTGAGGCATGCGCTGCGGTTCGGCGCGGCCGCGCGCGGCGCGCTTCCACCATTGGTCATCTGCGCCGGGCTTGTGGGTGGTGTACACGCGGCCCAGCTGGCCCTTGTCGCGCAGAACCCCCCATTCTTTTGTCCGCCGCGCGCGGTGCGCGAAGATCGTCCAGCACTCGTGCACGCCGTGGTCGCGTGGCAGGATCACGCGATGGAACGAGTCGCCGATCAGTGCGTTGAACCAGCGAACGATCTTCGTGCCGGCGCGCGTCTGCTCGTAGTACCAGCCGGCGAGGATCATGGAGAAGGCCCACGGCCACGGGTGATCGTGTAGCCCGCGATCGGGATCGCTGTCGACGAAGCGGTGCAGGTACACGCGCACGCCGAGGAGCGTGACCAGGTAGTAGCGCTCGAGGTAGGGCCAGCCGGCGTCGCTGATGATTCGGCACGGCAGGCGGCCGCTGATGCAAAAGAGGAGAGCGCGCAGCATTTCAGACCTCCGTCGTCTTAGGAAGCGTGGCGTCGAGGCGTCGGATCAGCTTCACGATGTCCTCGGGGATGCGCATGGCGTGGCTGCCGTGCATCGCCGCGAATGCCGGCCGCAACAGGTTACGATCGGTGTCGCTCAGCTCGGCGTGTTCGAGGCGCGCGAGCGCGCGCCAGAGCGGGTCTTGCGTATCGGTCATCGAGGGAACTCCTGTTGGATGACAGTCACGACGCGATCGCACATCGCGACGTCGAACCAGCCGATGTGACATTCCTCGTGGTTCTCGATCCCGAGCTGCTGAGCCAGCCAGACGTATGCGTCAGTGCGCGTCATCGCGCCGGACTGCCAAATTGGGTTGAACGCGCCTTTCGCGCGTTTCCGCGCTTCACGGGTCGGCCCGTCGGCCAGCGTGCCGAGTGGGATCGCGGTGAACGGGTGCAGGCCGACGTATGCCCGGCAGGAGCGGCAGAGGAACGCCCACGGCCACTCGCCGTACTCGCGGCCGTAGATCGCCGAGTTGTTCACGATCTCGACGGGGCCACCGTCGTATGGGCATGTCGTCGGAGCCGGCAGAGGATTCTTGACGCGAGCGGTCGCGCGCCGTGATGGATTCCACGGTGTCTTCGTCGTTTGCATGGTCAGATCTAAAAAACGGGCGCTGTGCGAGCCGCCCGAATGCGCCGCGCAATCCGAGGCACGGAAGGCGCGCGGCGGTGCTGCTATCGGGGCATCCACTGCGTTCCGCGCACGATCCGACCGACTGGCTCAAGCACGAGCACCTCGGATTCCTTCTCGCTGCGCACGAGCGCGCTGCCGCGCCGCTGGGCCTTCTCGAGCGACGCGTGACGCCTCGGCTTGCAGTACCTACCGACCGTCACGAACAGCGGCGCACGCGCGCCGACCGGCCCGAGCGTCAGCTCGTCGATGCGCGCTTCGAGTGCCGCGGCGTTCGCGCGCCAGATGTCGGCCCGCTGCTGCGCGGCGTCGCGCTCGGCGGTGAGGCGCTCGACATCGGCGCGCAGGTCCGCGATGATCCGCGCGACGTCGATGACGCCGGCGTTCGGGTCCAACGACTTCTCGACCAGGCCGACCGATACCAGCGCCGGCGCGGCAGCAGTCGGCGGCGTGTCGGCGCACGGCGCGGCCGCCTGTACTGCACGCGCGAGCCAGTACACGTACTCGTTGCCGCCCCCGGCCCGCTTCTCGCGCTCGACCAGCCCGTCGCCGAGCATCCGGTTCAGCTCCTTCGTCACGTCGAGCTGCGGGAGCCCGGTTCCGGTCGCCACGGCCTTCGCCGTGGCTTTCGACATCGCGGCGAGATATTTCTCGATGTCCTCTCTCACGCTGCCTCCCGTATTGCATGTTGCGCGGCCGGCGCGACCTGACCGCCCTCGACCCAGAAAGCCTCGATGGCCTCCGGCAGGCCACCGGGCGGCGTTTTCAGGCTCATGAACACGAGCGCCGTGTCGATCTGACCGGCGTAGGCCAGATCGTCGAGCCAGTAGAGCAGTCGATCGCGCTCCGGGCCGACCAGGACGTCGGCGCGATCGAGCACGAGCAGCTTCAGGCCTGAGAAGTGGCTGATCGCTGCGGCGATGTGCGCGTCGACGCGCCAGCGTTCCGATTCGGACAGCAGGGCGTACGCGCGCCCGTCGGCGAAGATCTCCATCTCCGACGTGATCGTCACGTCGGCCCATTCGGACATCTCGGCGAGCGCGACGAGGCGCTCGTTCATCGGCGTCAGCGCTTCGCTGAGCAGGTCGGTCGGGATGCCATTCGGCGCGAGCGCGTCGGCGATCGCCTCGTACGCTGCAACATCTTCGTGCAGCGCTGCGGCCTGCTTTGCCAGATCGGCAGCGCCAGCGGCGCGCCGTTCGATCTCGCGAAGCGTCGCGATGTCGGTGTCCAGTTGCTTCCGGCGGTGTTGCAGGTCGGCCAGCTTCGACCGTGCGGCGTCGCCGCTTTCGCGCGCGGCGGCCACGCCGCTGTTCTCTGCATCGTCTTCGAGCGCGCGTAACTGCGTCGCGGCCGCATCTGTCGCCTCGACATCGCGCTTGCGGTTCGCAGCGGCGTTTTGCAGCGTCTTCAAACCCTGTTCGTACTCGGGCAGCTTCGCGGCCGCGTCAGCGTCGCGCCCGCCCGCTGCGGCCGCCGCCGACAGCACGCCGTTGAGGTAGCGCAGGAGCGCGCCGCATTCAGGGCAGGTGCATTCGGTGCCGGCCGGCGCCGCGCCGGCGAGCACACGAAGCGCTTCGACCTTCGGCAGAAATTCGGCGACCTGCTCGTCGGCGAGCTGCGCGAGTTCGACCGCCTTCGCGTAACCGGCGGCGCGCGTGCGCAGATCGGCGATTTTCGTCGCGCGCGCACGTGCTGCTGTGTCCGCCGCGTCGGCCGCGCCGATCTGCTGCTGCAGTTCGCCGATCCGGTCGTCGAGCGCTGCGCGGTCGCCCGTGAGCTTCCGCAACGCCGCTTCGTCAAACTCGACTACCGCCGGGCGCCACGTGGCTGCCTTCTGGCTGCCGTACGTCTCGCCGGTCGCGGTGCGCCACGACTGCTTCGCGCCGCGCGCGCGGTCGGCGGCTTCCTTCTGCGCCGCTTCAAAGCCGGCGCGCAACATCGGCGTGATGGCCGCGAGCCGCACGGCGGCCGGTGCCGGCACCGCATCGGCGCGGAATCCGAGCTTGCCCAGCAGCCGGGCGCGCATTTCGTCGACGCCGATCTTCACGCCCATCAGGTCGTACAGGAATGCGCGCCGCTCAGCCGGGCCGAGGTGCGCGAATCGCTGCGCGTCGAGTACCAGCGGAAGGCGCGGGTCCTCGGCGAGTTCGCGCTTCAGCTTTCCGGACGGCAGCATGACGCTGTTCGCCTGCTCGCCGCACGCAACCACGATCTGGCCGCCGTCGGCTCCCTCGGTGACGAGCGAGCCGTATTCCTTCTTCAGCGCGACACGCACCGTGTCACCGGTGAGCGCCATGCGCACGGCTTCCTGTAGGCTGCTCTTGCCAGCGCCGTTCGGGCCGGTGAAGAGGGAGACGGGTTTGGCGAGCCGGAGGTCCGCCGTGCGGATCCCGAGAACGTTCGCCACGTAGATGTCGGTGATTTTCACGATTCCTCTCCCTGCGGTCCGCGCGGCCGCAGCACCGTGCGGCCGCCGTCCGAATCCATCGCACTGACGATGCCCTTGGCTTCGAGCAGCTCCACCAGCCGCGCGGCGCGGTTGTAGCCGATCTTGAACTGGCGCTGCACGCTCGAAATCGACACTTTCTGCTGCTCGATCACGAACGCTTCGACTTGGGCGTACAGCGGATCCTCGTTACCGGAGGCGGCTTGTTCCTCATGCCACTCCTTCCAGCCCTTCACCCATGCGATGCACAGCTCGCCGGCCATCACGGGGCATTCGCTTTCGGGCTTGCCGTCGGCGGCCGCCTGCCGGCCGGCCTGATGCTGCTCGTCGATCTGCGCTTGCGTCGGGCCGTCGCCGAGCTTCGGCACCTCGCGGAACTCGGCGTCGACGACGTCGTCCCCGTCGGGCCGCTGGCCGTCCATGCCGTCGCCGTCGTCGTCCGTGTACTCGCGACCGAGATCGAGACCGCGCTGATCCGATTCGCCGCGGATCTCGTCCATGCCGCCGGTGTGCGCGGCAGCGTTCGCGACGACGATCAGGACGGCTTTGCCTTGCGCGTCATACAGGTCATGGAGATTCGGCGCGGCGCTGCTGAATTCCACCGCCGCTTTGACGCCGTCCTTGATCGTGATCTGCACGAGGTCGCCTTGGACAACGACACGGCCATCGCTCGCGATCAGGTGCGTCGCCATCTTGACGTTGTGCTCGACGCGCGCACGCAGCCGGTCGATGACGTCGTTCTGCTTGTTCTGGGACAGCTTGACCCAGAGGTCCGGCATCAGCTTGATCTCGGTAACGAGCGCGGACAGCAGGTCTTTGCCGATCGTCTCGGCAGTCATATGGAGGACGTTCTTGTCGGTCATGTCGAAATCCTTGGCGGAGAATTGGATGGGTTAGTCGGCGCTGATCGGGCCGCGCGTCCGGCGGCCGGCCGGCGCGGTCGTTTGGGCGGTCGCTTTGCCGGCGGCCGATTGCTCCGCCGCGGCGGTGATAGCGCGCATACGCGCCGAGGCGAGGGCGTTCAGTTCGGCCTTGGCGGTTTCATCCGGCACACCGCTGATCGCGCTACGGGCCAGGTCTAGGTCTTCGGGCGTCTTGGCGGACTCGATGTCCTCGCGGATACCGCGCACGAGGCCGGCGACGTCGAAGTCGAAACCGCCTTGGCCGTGACCACCATCCTCCTGTGGGCCGTCCTGGTCGTCGACCGGATCTGCTTGCGTGGCCGCCGGCGTTGCGCCGTGCGCGTGCGATTCCGTCGCGGGCCCCGCTTGCGCCTGCGACGCACCGCGCGGGACTTCATCTGCCGGCTGAGCGCGGCCGCCGCGCAGCTCGTCGATGGTCGTGCTGTAGACCGTATAGGAACCGTCCGGCGACACGTCGACGACGTCAGCTTCCTCTTCCGAAGAGCGGCCCATACCCATGACGATGTCGGGGGCGTGGATGTTGCCGAAGAAGCTTCCAGCGCGGTACTGGAACATCAGCGCGCGCAGGCCGGTCTGCCACTTCGATCCGGATTTCCCGAACCAGCCTTCCTCGACGACCATCTGCATCGTGACGGGCGCCGACTCGATGACGGGCATGCCGATGTCACGGTACAAGTCGAGCATTCGACCGGGATACTTGCGGAGGTCGTCGGGCGACAAGCGTGGCTCGGGAGTCCCCTTCGGGAGCGCCCATGCAATGCACTCGATGTCGTCGACTTCTACCTGACGGTCCTCGAAGATCGGTTTCCTGGCTTCCTTATTCCAGCCGGTTTTTTCCTTGTACTTGGCCGTGATCCGGCCGCGGTTGATCATCTGAAAGCGCAGCGGTGTGAAGCGCCCCGACGCATTGATCGCAGCGATCACGAACTTGCCGGACCAGCGCAGCTTGCCCTCGATCATGTCGGCGTTCTGCATCACGGCGGTGATCGACATGCGAACGGCGCGCGCAACCTCGATCGCGACGAGACAGTTGCCGATTGCAGACGGGTTTTCGACCCAGTGCTCGTCGATTCCGGCCTTTTTCAGGTTGTGCGAGCGGAACTGCGCGGGCACGGCGTCGCTGCTGGCGTATGCCTTCGCGATCCGGTTCGCGAGCGAGAAGCCCCGCTCGGTGAACATGTCGACAGCCTGGTCGGGTGTCAGGGAAGGGATGCCGCCGGCGCTCTTCGCGTCTTTCAATTGAACGGGGGTGCTCATAGCGTTGAACTCTCGTTATTCGTGGAATTGACAGGTGCCGTAGCGCGGGCAGTACTTCTTGTCGCACAACAGCGATTTCGGGTTAGGGTAGAAGCGGCCGGAGCGGAACATGTCGGCGGCGAACTGGATCAGGCCGGGCGTTTCCTCGGTTCCGAGCATCACGCGCTTGGCGTTCTTGACCGGGGCGGTCGCGACCTCCGGCGTGCCCTTCGTCTTGAGCCCGATGATCTCGGCCGTGTCGGCGATCAGTTCTCCGGTCGTGTGCTCGTAGAGCATCTCGTAGGTGCCGATCTGTGGCCCATGGCCCTTCGTGACAGCGACGCCCTGCGCGACAGCCTTCGATCCGCTCTTCAGGTCGGCAATGCCCGGGCCGAGCGCCGTGCGACGGACACGTGCGCGGTCCATCGTGCCGGTGAGGCGGATCACGATCCCACCGCCGCAGTCGATGTCGAGCGGCTTCGTTTCCATCTCGACCGCGACGAAGTCGTACCGCGGCGTGATCTCGAGGCAGTACTTCGTCGTGAGCGAGATGCCGATGCGCTCGGCTTCCTTCAGGTTGAGATCGTCGCTCGCCGGGTCGTACTCGTTCGATGGGTCGTGCAGCTTGTCGACGAATGCGCCGGCCGCGTCGTCGACGGTCAGGCCGGAGCCGTCAAGCACGCTCTGATCATAGGCGGCCGTGCCTGCGTGGATCGCGGTACCGAGGGCGGCGCGCAGCCCGACGACGTTGCGCATCTTCAGGAAGTGGATTGCCTCCCACCGATAGGCGCATTCGAAGAGCGCGCCCCAACTGGACGCGCGCACGGTGTAGACCGAGGGAGTCATGCCGCACCTGCAGTTTCGGCGGTGGCCTCCGCGGCCGGCGTCGGCATCTTCTCGATGCACTCGTACGGGAAGCGGTCGGGGAACGGCTTGATGTGCTTGTAGAAGTGCGAGCCCAGCGAGTCGGCCGTCTTGAGCGCGTCGAAGTTCGCCAGCGTGAAGCCGGTGTAGTGGTACAGCGACGTCGGCGCGTTGGTCTTGCGATCCTTGAAGCGAACCGCGAGCGTTTCGGTTTCGGCGTCGTAGCCGATGCTATGGATCTGCGACGACTCGACGGGCAGGGTGTCGATGGTTTTCATCTGGTGGTGCTCCGAGTGAATGGTGGACACGCGCGCCGATAGCGACCGAGTGAGGCGCGAGCGAGATTCGGGAAGTGCAGGGGAATACGCTCCGGGGAGCGCAAGGCGGTGCCTCTTAGAAGATTCCGAAGTGCTTCGTGATGCTGTCGATGGCTATGGCGAGGAGTGCGACGGCCACGAATATCGCGAGCCCCAGCACCCGGGCAGCGCGCGGGTGATGAATTTCGAAGCGTTCGGCGTGATCGGTGAAGCGGCTCATGTGGACCTCGTCGAAACGGTGACGGGCGCGTCTTCCGGCGCACTGATCAGCGTCGGCACGACGAGCCATACGAACAGGAACAGTCCTGCCGTAATGACGATCCAGAGGGCGAACAGCTCGGCGATTTTGCGAAGTAGGGCCCTCATCCGAGGCTCCGCAGGTACGGTCCGGCGACGAGCGCGCCGTACCACAGGAACCCGATCGCGACGCCGTAGGCGGCCGCCCATGCCGATCCTTCGAGCACATACCGTATGCGCAATACAAGCGATCGTTTGTTTTTGAAAAATACAGGCTGTAGGCTGTTGGATGGCGTGCGCATCAGTGCCCCCTCCGAAGGTTCCGGTCTGCGAACGTCGCAACGTTGTGCTTCGTGCGATCGAGGATCTGTTGGGCGATCGCCTCGCTGCCGACCATGGCGATGCCGAGCGCCGCTTTGCTGATCAGCATCTCGATCACGTTCGCGAGCGCGTTCGGGTTGCCATACGCACCGGATTCGCGCACGTAGTCGGCGATCAGCTTTTCAGCAAGGTCGCCGCATTGGGTGGGGGATTTGAGGGTGCTCATCGGTCGACTCCGGCGATGGTGATGTGGCGAACCGGATCGGACACTGGCACGGGCGCGCGGAAACCTGCCTTCGCCAGTGCATCGTCGACGACGGCGCGGATGCCGGACGTGAGCACGGTCTTCGACGCGACCAGGTGCAGCGCGTCGATCAGGTGCGCCATCGGTTGAAGGTGCGCGTCGAGCGATCGATCGGCCGCGAGCGACCGGGCGTAAGCATCGGCCGATGCACCGTCACCGGCATCCGACGGAAGCTCGCCGTACGCGAAGCTCGAATCAGCTCGCTCCTGCGCCAGTTCTTTCGCACGCAGCAGCCATGCTTGTCCGACTGAGTGTTTGTTCTTGTTCATGTCAGGCTCCTCGCGCGCGGAGCATGGCGTCGGCGATCGCGTATGCCTCTCGCGCCATGCTGCGCATTTCTTTCTCGCGGGCGCTCTTCATCGAGAGCGTCAGTGGCCGCATCGCCTTCGCCGCGAAGTAGTCGCGGAGCGTCATGCCGGCGCAAGCGCGAGACGTCGCTTCGATGTAGACACGGTCGCGCTCGGCCGAATCAGTGATTCCTTCAATCGCGGCCGCGCCGATGCGATGCACCGACTGTGCATCGGCAAGCGGAAACGCCGGGCCGCCGTGCTTCGTGTTGTCCATATCGATCCTCTTCGCGGTACTGACGGCCATCGTCAGGCAGCGCCACACGCTGCGACCACGCCGCGATGCTCTGCGGCGGGCAGGTTTCGGCCTTGTGGTCAGATTGCCCGCCGTAGCGGGCGCGGTTGATCAGTCATCGAGCGCGCGACACCCGATGTGGTCGGCGCAGTGGGAGAACCCGGTGTTGCCCGGGCCGAAGCCGCGGCCGCATTCCGAACAACCGACGTTGTCGAAGCGCGGTGCGGCGCCGGCGAGATCAGCATCGGCGATGCGCCGCTTGATCTCGGCGGTGAGCACGTCCTTGCAGACGTTCCAGACCTCGTACACGTCCTCGATGTAGCCGCGGCGCAGCGCGGCGTCGAGCACGGCGATCTGCTCGGTCGAGAACGGAAGCACGTCGAACGTGACGGCATCGGCGATCGCTTCATTGCGCTCGTCGCGCGCCAGCGCGGCATCGTCGGCCGCGGCCTGCAACTGGTCGGCGTGTCGGTCGACCAGCGCGGGCAGCACACGGACGTTGTTGTGATGGGTTCGAGGAGGGTGCATCGCTTCCCCTTTAATAAAGGATTACTAAGCAAATTGCAGTCTTGAACTGCGCATGCTGCATGCGCAGCTCTCACTGGTGAGGCCTCGAGAGTACGAACCGCCACCGGTCAGAGCTGTGAGAAGTGCCGGTTACGTTATCCGGCGCCGGTTAGCATCCCGGCCGTCTCTTTGAGCGACCTTCCGTCGGCTTGCCAAGCCCGCTTTCTGAGGTGACGGGCCCACTTCGTTTATCCCTCGCAGGGCGGGCGAGTCGCGCTCACCGATGGAGTTGGATGCCCATCTACCCGGGCGCATTTTCGAGGCAGGCTCATGGAGCCGGGCCGGTACTGATCTCCGGCTTCGGGACTCCAGCATTGAACTGGATGCGCATCAGCCTGCGCATTCCGGCTCCATGAGACTGCTACCACTCGCGCGCCCGGCTACTCCCGGCCGTGCCGGCTCCGGGCCGCGCGAGGTTTGTGCCGATTACAAAGCCATCGGTCACGTGGTGCTGGCTGTCTTGTGTCAGGTCCGTTCAAGCCTACAAGCGGTAGCCAAACATCGGCCTAGCGCGCTGCGCCTGTCCTGACTCACGACGCTGATCGCGCCGGCCGGTTGCTCCGCCGAAGCGGTCCCGGCATACCTTCGATTGTTAGAGAGCGATCCGCCTAGGGCGGTGGCGCGGCATCGGTGTCGCGCTGATTGAAATTATAACCAAGGTTATCGTCGTGTCAACAACCAAAGTTATCGTATGGGCGGGAAATTTGTAACAGCGCGGCTTCGGGCGGTTTGTTAAGCGTCTGCTGACGGCAGTTGAAAGTCTTCCGGAACTGGGGCTAAACTACTGTACATGCATACAGTATTGTGACAAACCGAAGACGAGGGCGGCCAGTGAAAGAAGAATGGAAGACGCGCATGCGCTGCAGGCCTGGGGACTTGGCTAGGGTGGTGGCGAGCAGCAATCCTGCCCTGATCGGCACGATTGTGACGATTCAGCGCATGCGGTCTGACTATCGATGGGACGTGCTTCTTGAAACGCCAGCGTTCGGAATCACCGAACGAGCAAAGCGACCCGTCGTGACGCGTGAGTTCTCATTTTGGGATGCGTCCCTGGAGCCGCTACCGCAGAGCGCGATCTTTGTCAGTCGCCGCGCGGCCTATCTTCGTCCTCGGGAGAACGAGGGGCGGGAAGCGTTTGGGCTAGCAGGCCACTGATATACGCCTCAACCTTGGCGCGGCCGAGGTCGTCGAGCTGATCGTATCCGGCTGGGATCTGTGGGCCCACTTCGTCGCCGAATTCGAGCCACTCCAACGTCGTCAGCAGCGCTCGCGCGAGTGCGAACCCATTTGTAGTCGTGGTGCTGCCGCCTCTTTCAACCTTGGCGATTGCCGGCTGCGACACGCCGACAAGTTCTGCGACGTGCTTCTGGGATAGGCCCAGTGCCTCACGACGTTCCTTTGCCCGGCGCCCGAATTCAGGATTTTCCATAGCGGGCATCGTATAACCTTGGTTGTAGGTCGGCAAATAACCAAAGTTCTTGCGAATAAATAACTTTGGTTATAGTATTGCCGCATGAAACCGACCAATTGCTCCGTGCCGGCTCTGCAGGCAGCGATCCAAAAAGCTGGGTCGCAGTCCGCACTTGCCCGCCTGATCGGCAAAAAGCAGCCGCACATCCACAAGTGGCTGCATTCCCCCAATGCAATGAGGCCCGAGAACTGCGTCCTTGTCGGGAACGCAGTCGGCATCCCGTACAGGGACTTTCGACCCACCGATTGGCATCTGATTTGGCCTGATCCCGTGGCAGGTGCCTCGCCGGAACGCTTGGACGAATGCACGTTGGAGGGAGGGTGGCGCGACGCGCTGCGTGCAGGCGTCGACTGATCGCAATGGTTCGCATTGTTTGAAAGCTGGCCGGGTGTTTTCCTGGCCTTTATTTCGCCCCGGTGCCAACTGGGTAAGCAAGTGGGTAATCAACTGGGTAACGATTGATTTTTCGTATGAACCAGACCGAATTCAGGATGTTCGCGCCGTGGGTGCAGGCGGCGACACTGCCGGACGGCGAGATCGAGGCGATGAGCTTCGAGGACTGCCTCGCGCACGCGCTCGAGCTCGGCCTGCGGCGCTTCGATCGCAAGACGCTCGCGCTCTACTGCGACATTCACTATCCGCACTTCGGGGACCTGATCGCCGGGCGCCGGCCGTTCCCGGCCACGAAGCTCGACCGCTTCTGCATGTTCACCGGCTGCGATTACCCGCGGCAGTGGCTTGCGATACAGGAGCGCAAGGCGATCGAGGAATATCGGCGGCTCAGCCAGCAGGCGATCGGCGAGTTCGTACAGCAGGCGTTCGGCCAGCGGCAGGCGGTGGCATGACAGTGACGCTCAGCAACCGCGACGTCGGTAAGTCCTTCACCCGCAAGCTCGGGCGCCCCATGACTTACCTCGGCCTCGTCGAGGAAAAGCACCTTTTCATCTTCCGCGATCCCCCGCAGGACTACCTCGCATTCCGTCCGGATCAGCTCTGGATGCTGGAACGCATGCGTCCCGATGCGGCGCCTATCGACAGCAACAAGAAGGAGGGCGGGTTGTGCTGACGCATCTGTTCGAGCGCGCGGCGTTCCGCGCAGGGTGGCGCGCCGCGCGCGCCGGCGTTCCTTTCCACGAAAACCCGCTGCGTGGCGCGCTCGCGTGCTTCGCTCGGCAGTGGGGGCGCGGTTGGGCCGCAGCGAACGACTTCCCGCGGCCGTACACCTTCCACGACTGGGAGCGGTGGATCTGCACGACGTCCGCTGAACAGTTTCGGGAGGCAGCATGAAACGCCCCTCGAAAGCCGCGCTCGCGCGCGAGAACGTCAGCCGACTGGCGTCGATCGGCATCGCTGCGCTCGAGTACGACCATGCACGTGTCGACGCGAATGCTGGGCGCAGGTCGCTGATTGCTGCCCGCAAGCTCTGGAGCGAGGACCACGATCGCAGCGACGACACGCCCGCCGAGTGCGAAGAGCAATACGCGCTGTCGGCGAAGAAGCGCACGCGGGCTCGCGCAAGACTGCTCCGGCAGATCAAGCGGTACCGCGAATGGCTCGCAGAGGTGTCGGCATGACGTGGGCGCACGACGACCTCGCCAAGGATCTCGCCGCGCATCTGCGTGGCGCGTCCAATCGCCTCATATGGACCGACATGCAGCTCGGGCCGTCCGGTTCGCCGCGGCCCGACGTCTATTCGGTGCCGTGCTCATTCTCGCGTTTCCAGCCGATAGCGTACGAGTGCAAGGTCAGCGTCGCCGATTTCCGGCGCGACGTGACGACCGGGAAGTGGACGTCGTACCTGCGCTTCGCCGCTGGCGTGATTTTCGCCGCGCCGGCCGGCATCCTGAAGAAGGAAGACATCCCAGCTGGCTGTGGATTGATCGTGCGCGGCCCGGATGGCTGGCGCTCGCTGAAAGGCCCGACGCTGAAGAACATGGAGAACCTGCCGCGCGACGCATGGATCAAGCTGATCATCGACGGCATGGCGCGGCTCGCGGATCAAAACCACGAGCAGTTGCGCGCGGGTCTGTGCAACGAATGGACGCTCGAAAAGAAGCTTCGCGCGCGCCTGGGCGACGTCGTCGCGGACGCGGTCCGGGACCAACTGCACGCGGAGCGCCGACTGAAGACGGCCACCGAGCGGTTTGAGAACCTGGCCGAAGAGGCGGAAAAAGAGCGGCGGCTGATTCTCGATCGAGCGAAGGAGCATGCAGAGCGCGATGCTGCGCAGATCGATAGCGCGCGCATCGAGCTCGCGCGTGCGCTTGGGCTGCAGCCGAGCGCCGGCGCGTGGGAGATCGCCAGCGCCTGCAAGGAGGCCGCCCGCCGGCTCAGCACTGATGCCGAAGTGAAGCGGCTCCGTCAGTTGATCGAGCGCATCCAGATCGCCATCGGAACGGCCGCCGAGCCGCTGCCGCATATCGCGCAGGAGGCGGCGTGAACTGGCTCGATTGTTCCCACCGCGGCGACTGCCGCGACCTCATGCCTGCGATGATCGCGGACGGCGTGCGCGTGCAGACGATCGTCACGTCGCCGCCGTACTGGGGCCTTCGCTCGTATCTGCCTGACGGACATCCCGACAAGGGCAGGGAGATCGGCAGCGAGTCGACACTGCGCGAGTTCATCGACACGCTCGTCGGCGTGTTCGAGCTCTGCCGCCAACTGCTCGTGGACGACGGGACGCTCTGGCTGAACATGGGCGATGCCTATGCCTCATCTGGCGGACAGACGCCGATGCGCGGAGAGACGTTTGCCGGGCGCGCTCGCGCTAAGGAGAACATCTGCCTGAGCAACAGGAAAGCGGGCATTGACGGTCTGAAGGTCAAGGATCTGATGGGCCAGCCGTGGCGTCTTGCGTTTGCATTGCAGGATGCCGGCTGGCATCTCCGACAGGACATCATCTGGCACAAGCCGAACCCGATGCCCGAGAGCGTGCGCGACCGCTGCACTAAGGCACACGAGTATCTGTTTCTGCTTTCGAAGAGCGAGCGCTACTACTACGACTTCCACGCGATGCAGGAGCCTGTGAGCGGTGGTGCTCATGCACGTTCGCCCGGCAATCGGTCACACAAGGCCACAAATGCATTTGCGGCGGGCGACGAGCATCACCGCACGAAAAGCGGACTCGTCGCGTACGCCGAGCGGCAGCGCGCCGCGGGCGTCAATCCGAAAGCTGTAGCGGTCGCCGGTTGGCAGACTGGACCGGGCGCACATTCGACTGTCGAGCACAACCGCGGCGCTCGTGCAAAGCGGCAGAAGCAAAACGAATCGTTCTCGGCAGCCGTCACCGACGTTGTCACGAGTCGAAATCGCCGGAGCGTCTGGACGATCCCGACGCAGTCGTTCGACGGCGCCCACTTTGCAACTTTCCCCGAGGCGCTCGTCGAACCTTGCGTGCTCGCCGGCAGTCGGCCGGGCGACGTCGTGTTCGATCCGTTCTTCGGCAGCGGCACGACCGGACAAGTAGCGCAGCGCCTCGGCCGCCGTTTCATCGGCTGCGAACTCAACCCGGACTATGAGCCGCTGCAGCGCGATCGTCTGCGGCAGCCGGGATTCGTTTTGGAGGTCATGTGAGCGAGCGCCCAACCCTCCACGTCGTTTCTCTGTCCGGCGGCAAGGACAGTACCGCGACGCTGCTCGTCGCGCTCGAACTGCACGGGCACGAGAACGTGCGCGCCGTGTTCGCCGATACCGGCAACGAGCACGAGGCGACCTACGAATACGCGCTCGATTACCTGCCGCGCGTGCTTGGCATCACTGTCGACGTCGTCCGCGCCGACTTCGACGACGAGTTCGCGACGAAGCGTGCCAACCTCTCGCGGCTCGCGGCCGGCGAGCCGGAGGCAGCCGTCTACGGTAAGCGCGAGTTCATGTACGCCTGGACGCCTGAGGCGGCGGCACGCGCGCTGGAGCTGCTGCATCCGACAGGAAACCCGTTCCTCGATCTCTGCATGGTCCGAGGCGGCTTTCCATCGCGCAAGCGTCAGTTCTGCACCGAATACCTGAAGCGCAACCCGTTGACCGAGTATGCGATCGGCCTGATCGACGAGGGCCACTTCGTCGAATCGTGGCAGGGCGTGCGTGCGGACGAGAGCGAGGCGCGCCGATGGCTTCCGCACTACGAATGGCGTGGCGGCCACTACGCAGTGTTCCGTCCGATCCTGCGTTGGAACGTCTCCGACGTGTTCGAGGCGCATGAGGTCGCGGGCATTGTGCCGAACCCGCTATACCGCGAGGGCATGTCGCGAGTGGGTTGCATGCCGTGCATCAACGCTCAGAAGGTCGAGATTCGCGAAATCGCGCGCCGTTTCCCCGAGCACATCGAGCGGATTGCGGCGTGGGAGCGGCTCGTATCCGAAGTATGCCGACCGCGCAGTCCCGTCTCGTTTTTCCACCTTGGCACGCAATCGCATACCGGCCAAAGCAGCACGATCGAAGCTGTCGTCGAGTGGTCGAAGACCACCCGCGGCGGCCGGCAATACGACTTACTCGCGGACGCCGAACCGGCGACCGCATGCGCTTCGGCGTATGGACTTTGCGAATGATCGAGCTCCCGAATCCTCTCACCGATTCAACGTGCGACCTGCGCGCCTTTCCGTTTATGCCGCTCGACGTCGTGCGACTACGCGACAGCGACATCGCAGCACTGTCGACTGCCGAGGAGTTCCGCGCCGCGGTGCTGCTCTGGTGCGCATCGTGGCACCAGGTGCCTGCCGCATCGCTTCCCGACGATGACCGCGTGCTCGCGCAGCTGGCCGGCTACGGTCGCGTCGTCGCCGAATGGCGAAAAGTGCGCGCGGGCGCGCTGCGTGGTTGGGTGAAGTGCGTTGACGGCCGGCTCTATCACCCCGTCGTCGCCGAGAAGGCGCGCGACGCGTGGGCCGCCAAGCACGAGCAGCGCTACAAGACCGAGTGCGCGCGCATCAAAAAGCACAACCAGCGCCACGGGACCGAAATCGAGTTCCCGACGTTTGAGGAATTCTTGTCCCCCGATTATCGCGATCCTGTCCCGAGAGACAAACGCAAAGTGTCCCCGGGGACAACCGCAAAACGTCCCCAGGGACAAGCGGGTGATGTCTCCCCGACTGTCCCCCGGGAAACAGCATCCAAGGGACAGGGAGAGGGAGAAGTAAACCTAAAAGCAAGCGGCGGCGGCACTGCACAGGCAGTAGGCGACGACGCGCCGAACGCCGCCGCCGCTTTCGTCGAAATCCTTCGCTCGTCGGGCGTCGGCTTCGCCGCCGATGACGCGCGGTTGGCGGGCTGGCCTGGGCGCGGCGTGACGGCCGACGACCTGCGCGCGGCTATTGCCACGGGCCGCAAGCGCCGTGAACGCGAGCGCTCCGACCAGCCGCTGAACGTCGGATTCCTCGACACGATCCTCGGCGATCTCCTCGCTGCGCGCGCTGCGAAGCCGGCCACGGGGACGCGCACCGTCGGCGACTGGTGGCGCTCGTGGACCGGGATCGTCGAGCACGGGCTCACGCTCGGCATCGAGCAAGGCCGCGACGAACCTCCGTTCGATTTCAAGCTGCGCGTATTCGACGCGGCCGGCGACGGCCCGTGGTGGGACGAGCACAACCGCGCATTTCGCAACACAGCCGGCCCGGTCTCGGCCGGCGCTTTGATGGGGGAAGGGCGATGAACTGCAAAGTCGGCGACATGGCCGTGATCACGCGTGGCGAAGCCCGCGACCGCATCGTCGAGGTGAAGGCGCCGTTCGGCGACTACCTGCACCTCGGCTTCTGCTGGTACGTCGAAGCGCCCACGCCGATCCCGGCGACGGACGTTCTCACGTTTCGGCCGTGCGAGCTCAAGACGGGTTGGATTCCGGATGCGTGGCTGCGCCCGATCAGCGGCGTGCCGGTGACGGACGACGTGAGCGACGAGGTGACGGCATGAATTTCCGAATCTCGCGCGACACGTTCGTCTGCGTGCATCGGAAGGGCTTCTTCTTCCGCCTGCATGGTAAGGGGCTCGCATTCGAGATCGACCACCGGCGGTACTTCTCCGAGCGATATGGCTACCGGAAGGTCTACCGGTTAGGCCGGCTCTCGTTGGAGGTGCTTCGGTGACTCAGCAATCGCTCATCACTGCGTCGCCGATCGCGCAGCGCGTCGAGTTCGTCGTCCCTGGCACGCCGGTCGCGAAGGGCCGTCCGAAGTTCGCACGCCGCGGCGCGCGCGTCACGATCTACACGCCCGAGAACACCGAGCGGTACGAAAACCTCGTGAAGATGGCCGCCCGCGCGGCGATGCGCAGCACCGCGCCGTACGCCGGCCCGATCCGCCTGATCGTGCACATCGGCCTGCCGATTCCGGCGAGCTGGTCGACCAAGCGCCAGGGCGAGGCGGCCGCCGGCGCCATCGGCGCGACGAAGAAGCCCGACGCCGACAACGTTGTCAAGGCGTTGAAGGACGGCATGAACGGGGTGGTGTACGTCGACGACGGCCAGGTGGTCGACCTATGGATCTCGAAGCGCTACGCGCGCGTGCCGGGCGTGCGCATCGAGGCGATCGAATTGAATCTGAAGTCAGCATAAGGAGCGGGGCCTTGAAAGCAAAAGGAAAACTCACCATCAACGCGATCATCGCGGCCATGAAGCCCGGCGTCCGGTACTCGGCGCACGACCTCGCCCGGCGCCTGAAGCACCCCGTTTCGTCGGTGCGCCAGCTGCTGTCGCTCGACGTCGCGCTCGCGCGGCTCGACTGCCACTCGGAGAGCCGCGGGCGGATGTACTCGCTCGCGGGTACGAGCCGCTCGCCCGGGACGCACGTCGACACGCGGATCCGGCCGGACTTCACGAGCAACCTGACGGGCTACATGGCCGAGCTCAACGCGCGCCAGGCACTCGCGATGACGACGCGGGGTGTGCGATGAACGATGTCGTCGAGTTCAAGTCGGCGTTCGACGCCGTGCGCTTCGCGCTCTGCTACTCGTCGCAGCAGTACGGCGAGACGATGATGGCGAAGCGGCTGCGTGGCGAGTCGATCGGCACCGGCATGGGGCTGGTCGGGCTCGACGGGGCCGGCCAAGCCGGTGAGATCCGCCGGCATCTCTGGGAACTGCCCGATCTGCACCTGTCCGTGCTCGTCGCGCGCGCGGCGCCGCACGACTTGCCGTGCACGTGCGGCGCAGCATGCTGCAGCGGCCGGACCCCGAATCTCGAGTGGAAGGCGGCGATCGGGTGGCTGACGCAGGCGTCTGCCGCCTACTGCTCCGGCTTCTCGCACTTCCGCGTGCGGCGGGCAATCATCGAGCGGCTGTTTGGAGTGAAGTGCGACCTGGTCGAAATCGCCCAGGACTGCGACGCGCACGTGAACACGGTCAGCAAGCAGAATGCCGCGGTGCGGAAGTGGATCGAGGGGGACAAGAAGAGCGGTGAGGCGGGCGTCGAGGGGCTAGCGTGGTCGGTGATCGAGCGACGGTTCAGCGAACTCGGACTGCTGCAGGAACGAACGACTGCTTGACAATGTGTGTTTCGCACACAATAATCCGCCATATTCGATACACGTCATACGTGCGTCCGAAGCAACGAAGCCCGCGAAAGCGGGCTTTTTCGTCATTGCGTCGCAACAATGAGTCTCCAGCGGATCGTGCCTTGCTGTGCCGTGTGCTGATGGTGATTCTGAGGCGGAAGGGGATGACTGTGTGTAGAAACTTCGTTCTGGCCACATCCTTCGCATCTGTATATTCCTGAGTGTGGAGTTAGCGATCCGGGCGTCAGGATTGCATCAAATGCCGCATGATTGCTCTGCTGCAAATAATTCCCATTCTTGTAGATGGCCATTTTGGTCTCCAATTCCCGTTGTGGGGACTACGATCCTCGCATATCCGTATGGCATCGAAATTCAGGTAAACCCGCGAGCAGGGATTGGTTAATTTTCTTCAGATCAAAAAAGTCCGCTGAGCGAACGTTCAGCGGGCTTTTCTAATGTTTACGTATTGCATTCAAAATTTATTGGTTTGCCGTAAACGGAAACTGATTCGAATATTGGATCAAATATGTATATAAAGTCGCTGCCACAGCTTTCACACCGGTTCAGAGTCGATCTTGATGTTCACTGAGCCGCGGTTGTCAGTGAGGCCACTTCCGGCTGCGTCAGTGATGTCGTCGTTTATCACGAAGTAAAGCCACGCTGGCTCGGTCGAGCTGAGCCGGCCTTCAAATGCGGATCCGACCGGGAAAACTGCCCCATACGCACCGACCTTCGCGACAAGTTCCCCTTCGCGTCCGTCGTTTCCATGATACGGATAGCTCGGCCTCCCAGCAGTCAAATATTGCGAAGTCCCGTCGGGGCCATAATCAGGTCCAGAAGCCGGGTTTGCATTCCAGAATCCTTCCGCCGAAATGCGGACGTACACCGTACCGATAATTTGCGTGCTGGATTGATGCCAATCAGATGTGGCTTGCAAGGTAAATGCATCCATAGCTACCCCCGATATGTGGTTTGTAAGATTAGCGGGGAGTCGTCAACGAAGACGCCGCCCCAGATTGACAATAGCTGGCAATTGGTGGCAGTCAAGGTGAACATATTAATGTAAGTGTGTTTATAAATAGATATTGGCTGACAGTTTTATTCAGCTCTGAATGGATTAGAAAATAAAAATCCGAAGGCAGCAGGCTGTGTCGATGAACGCCTTTTCCACCCCAGGCAATGAACTGCGCAACGAGGGAGGGAGTGATGGCGATTCGTAAGAGTTCGGATATTGCTGTGGAGGTTGAAAGCTGTCGGCCGACGCCGCCTGATTTTCTGTTCGACGATTCGAACTGGATTCGGCGCATCGTGCCTGCAGACGGTGTCACCGAGTGGGTGAACGAAACACTCCTGCGCGAGGGCGCGCCGCTGCACAACCCTGACCACGCGCACCTAGTCGACGCCGACGTCGCCTACCTCTGGGCGGCCGTCGAAAACGTTCGCCAGATGCGCCGCGTCGTCGGCCAGTGCGAGGAGGTGATGATCCGCGCCGGAGGCTGGCAGCGCGTCAGGCAGGAGCAGCAATACCTAGAATGGTTCGGCCGCGTGCCGGCCTTTCTGATTACGCTCGACGCGCACTACGCGCGCGAGTGCAACGACCTGCAGTGGTGCGCGCTCGTCGAGCACGAGCTGTATCACATCGGCCAGCGCGTCGATGCGTTCGGCGCGCCGGCCTTCACGAAAGACGGTATGCCGAAGCTCGGCATCCGCGGGCACGACGTCGAGGAATTCGTCGGCATCGTCCGGCGCTACGGCGTGGCCGGCGGCGCGGGCGACACCGCGAAGCTCGTCGCCGCGGCTCAGCGCGCGCCCGAGGTCGGCCATGCCGACATCGCGCGCGCCTGCGGCACCTGCATCCTGCGGGCCGCATAACCTGAACGTTTTCCCGCTATGGCAGCACTTCCCGACGCGATCAAGGTGTTCATCGTGCAGTCGCTGGCGTGCTTCGACACGATCTCGCGCACAGCGAAGGCCGTGCGCGAGGAGTTCGGCGTCGAGGTGTCGCCGCAGCAGTGCGAGCGCTACGACCCGACGAAGCGGGCTGGCGAGACGCTCAGCAAGAAGTACCGCGAGATCTTCGAGCGCACGCGCGAGGAGTTCCTGAACGACACGTCGCGCATCGGCATCGCGCACCGCGCGGTCCGCCTGCGCAAGCTGGCGATGGCTGTCGATAAGGCCGAGGAGCGCGGCAACCTGGTGCTGATGGCGCAGTTGCTTGAGCAGGCGGCGAAGGAGGCCGGCGACGCGTTCACAAACCGTCATCGGCTCGAACACACCGGCAAGGGCGGCGGCCCGATCACGGCGATCTCGACGCAGACGAACGATCCGATGGAGGCGGCCAAGATCTACGCCGAGCTTATGAAGCCATAGCATGCCCATCCCGTTCCCGTTTGACTTCCGCGCACCGGACTATGTGCAGGTGTTCGAATGGCGAGCGGAGCGCCTGCAGCGCATCCGCGCGAACCCGGGCGTGCTGCCGGCGCTGCGGGCGTTCTATCGCGACAACCCGGCCCAGTTCATCATCGACTGGGGCATGACGTTCGATCCGCGGAACGTTGAGCGCGGGCTGCCGGCCACGATCCCGTTCCTACTGTTCCCTAAGCAGGAAGACTGGATCGCGTGGTTCATGGAGCGCTGGCGCGCGCGCGAGCCCGGCATCACCGAGAAGACGCGCGACATGGGGATGTCGTGGCTGACGGTCGGCCTCGCCGACACGGTGTGCCTGTTCCACGAGGGCGTCGCGGCCGGCTTTGGCTCGCGCAAGGAAGAGTACGTCGACAAGATCGGCTCGCCCAAGAGCCTGTTCTGGAAGGCGCGCGAGTTCCTGCGGCTGCTGCCGGCCGAGTTCCGTGGTTCGTGGGACATCGGCACGCACGCCCCGCACATGCGCATCATCTTCCCGGACACGGGGTCGGTGATCACCGGCGAGTCGGGCGACGGGATCGGGCGCGGCGACCGCGCCAGCTTCTATGTGGTCGACGAGTCGGCGTTCCTCGAGCGACCGCAGTTGGTCGACGCATCGCTGTCGGCCACGACGAACTGCCGGCAGGACATCTCGACGCCGAACGGCATGGGCAACTCGTTCGCGCAGCGCCGGCACAGCGGCAAGATCAAGGTGTTCACGTTCCACTGGCGCGACGACCCGCGCAAGGACGACGCCTGGTACGCGAAGCAGGTGGCCGAGCTGGACCCGGTCGTCGTTGCGCAGGAGATCGACATCAACTACGCGGCGTCTGTCGAGGGGGTCGTGATCCCGTCTGCCTGGGTGCAGGCAGCGCTCGGCGCGCACGTCAAGCTCGGCATCGAGCCGAGCGGCACGCGCCGCGGCGGCCTCGACGTCGCGGACGAGGGCAAGGACAAGAACGCATTCGCCGGCCGCTACGGCTTCCTGCTCGAGCATCTCGAATCGTGGTCCGGCGTGGGCGGTGACATCTTCGGCACGGTCGACCGCGTGCTCGGTATCTGCGATGTGCGCGACTACGAGGTGTTCGACTACGACGCTGACGGCCTTGGCGCCGGCGTGCGCGGTGACGCGCGCGTGCTGAATGAGCAGCGCGTGGCGGCCGGCAAGCGGTCGATCCGCAATGAGCCGTTCCGCGGCTCCGGGCCAGTGTACGACCCGGAGGGGGAGATGGTGAAGGAGCGGAAGAACAAGGACTACTTCGCGAACCTGAAGGCGCAGTCGTGGTGGGCGCTGCGCCTGCGCTTCCAGGCCACGTATCGCGCGGTAGTGGAAGGAAAGCCGTTCGATCCGGACGAGATCATCTCGATCGATCCGGATCTGCCCGAGCGCGCAGCGCTGAGCATGGAACTGTCGCAGCCGACCTTCACGGTCAACGGTGTCGGCAAAATCGTGATCGACAAGGCGCCCGACGGAACGAAGTCGCCGAACCTCGCGGACGCGGTGATGATTGCCTATCAGCCCGCTGTGCGCGGCATTGATATCTGGAAGAGGCTGGCAGGATGAGTCGAAAGAACCGAAGCGGCGTGCGCGGCGCGTCCGTGACCCGTCCGTCGTCGGCCGGCTCGTCGGCTAGCATCCGCACGGCCGACTCGTTCGCCAACTTCGAAGCGCGGCTCGGATGGGGAGCCGACAACCAGGCGTCGGCAGCGCAGTACACGCTGTCGTACCAGAGCCGCAACCGCGTTTGGCTGGAAGCGGCTTATCGCGGTTCGTGGATCGTGCGCGCCGCGGTGGACGCGATCCCGGAGGACATGACCCGCAAGGGCATCGAGATGTCCGGGCTCGATCCGACCGACGTGTCCAAGATGGAGACGGCGCTGACGCGCAAGGCGATCTGGGACCAGCTCTGCGACACCGGCAAGTGGGCGCAGCTGTACGGCGGCGCGATCGCGGTGATGCTGATCGACGGCCATGACATGTCGCAGCCGCTTCGGCGCGAGACCATCGGGAAAGGCCAGTTCAAGGGCCTGCTCGTGCTCGACCGCTGGATGGTTGCGCCGCCGGTCGGCGAGGTCGTGACCGAGTTCGGTCCGGATCTTGGCATGCCGAAGTACTACGACGTGCTGCCGACAGCAATCGGCTTGCCGCAGGGGCGTATTCACCACTCGCGCGTGCTGCGCATGGATGGCGAAGCGCTGCCGTTCTACCAACGCATCAGCGAGAACGGCTGGGGACTTTCGATCCTTGAGCCGATGTGGGACCGGCTGATCGCGTTCGACAGCGCGACGGTCGGCGCCGGGCAGCTCGTGTACAAGGCGCACCTGCGCACGCTGAGCGTCGAGAAGCTGCGCGAGATCATCGCGATGGGCGGCCCGGCGCTCAACGGGCTGCTGAAGCACGTCGAAATGATCCGGCTCGGGCAGTCGAACGAGGGCATCACCCTTATTGACTCGACCGACAAGTTCGAGACGCACCAGTACGCGTTCAGCGGGCTGTCCGACGTGTTGCTCCAGTTCGCGATGCAGCTCAGTGGCGCGACGGGCATTCCACTCGATCGCCTGTTCGGCCAGCAGCCGGCCGGCTTGAGCGATACCGGCGAAGGGTCACGCCTGCTGTATCACGAGAAGGTGCACACACGGCAGGAGCGCCGGCTGCGCAATCCGCTGCATGGGCTGCTCGACGTGATGTGTCGGTCGGAGATCGGCCAGCCGTTGCCCGAGGACTTCTCGTACGAGTTCAACCCGCTGCAGGAGATGTCGGCCGCCGAGAAGGCGGAGATCGGCAACAAGACGGTTGACTCGGTGACGAAGGCCGTCGACGCCGACCTGATTCCGCGCAGCCAGGGTATGCGGGAGCTGAAGGCGTCGTCGCCCGACACCGGCATGTTCGGCGACATCCCCGACGAGGCGATCGAGCAGGCCGAGCGCGACGAACAGGGCGAGGACCCGCCGGGAATTGATCCGGCGCTTCCGCTCGGCCCGGCGCCCGGCGCGGCCGCGCGCACGAACGATTCTCTGCTTCGCAGGCTTTTCCGACGTCGATGATCCTCACCCTCGATCGAAAGCGCGACCGGCGCAAGAACCCTATCCGGCTGAGCGGTGCCGAGCGGCAGTACGGCGGCCAGCTTCGAAAGATCGCCCACCAGGTGGGCGTGCTCGTGAACGGCTTCCCGGCCGATGACGCGTCGTATGCGCCGACGATCGAGGAACTGCTGCGGCGGTACGCCGAGGCGCTCGCGCCATGGGCCGAGGCGACGGCGGCGCGCATGATCGCCGACCTGAACCGGCGCGACGAGCAGATGTGGATGAAGCAGGTCGCCGACATGTCGCGCGCGCTGCGCGAAGAGATCCGCGGCGCCGCCACCGGCGAGACGATGCGTGCGCTCCTGTCCGAGCAGGTGCGCTTGATCAAGTCGATCCCACTCGACGCGGCCGAGCGCGTGCACCGGCTGACGCTGGAAGGAATTGTCGACAGCAGGCGCGCCGCGCAGATCTCGAAGGCGATTCAGGAGTCCGGGCAGGTCGCGAAAAGCCGGGCGGACACCATCGCGAGAACCGAGGTCAGCCGCACAGCCGCGACCCTTACCGAGGCGCGTGCGCTCGACGTCGGCAGCCCGGGATATTTCTGGCGGACGTCGGGAGACTCAGACGTGCGCGAGGACCACCGCGAACTCGAAGGAAAGTTCTTCACGTGGGACAAACCACCGATCGCAGACAAGCGGACCGGCGCGCGGGCGCATCCGGGCTGCATCTACAACTGCCGATGCTGGGCGGAAGTGGTTTTGCCGTCGGCTTGATGTTGCGAGATGAGAGGGGCCGGTCGTTGGCCTTCGTTTTGAGTAGTTGCCGGGCCGAGCCCGCATGACCCGACAGGCCCATGGCAAAGCACCTGCATATCTACTTCCACACGTATGACACGTCGTGGGAGGAATCGAAGCACCCGCGCTCCGCGAACGGCCAGTTCGGATCGGGAGGTGCCGCAGGTGCAGTGGCGGCCGGCCCTACGACGCTGAAAGGCGACGAGCTCGGCGACTTCACCAGCATGAAGGAACTGCGCCAGAAGGCCATCGCCTACGGCAAGCAGTTCGCTGGGAAGAAGTTCAAGAATGCGGCGACAGGCAACCAGATCGAAGTGACGAACGGCGGGATCCGGCACACCGTCGCGACCGGCCACGATGAGGTGCTGCGCTCGATCCCGGCTCTGCCCGACCTGTTGACGAAGGCTCGACTCATTGATTCGCAGCCCGATAAGCGCGGCGATCCGAACGTCAAGGCGGTAGAAACGTACTCAGCCCCGCTCAAGCTTGACGGCAAGAGCTATCGGGCGGTGATTACGGTGAAGGTGTTCTATGACGGCCACCGGTATTACAACCAGGGCCTAGTGCGGGAAGGGGGATAGGGCCGGTCGTCGTTTAAATAAGGCACCCCCTGCCTTTCGGCAGTCGGCTCACCTCCGGCGACCGTCCCAGTACGCATTATAGCCAAGTCCTCACGACTTGAGAATTACCTGTCGAATCAACGACGTACATTCAATTTCGACCCAGATGCGGACCATTCGAATTCCTACGGCGGACCACGCCTGCAGTTGCGGTGCCGGTGCCGCGCGCGCTCGCGCGCATACCCGCGATGGCATCACCGCGTCGGGCGTGTACGCGGCCGAGCAGCTCGGCGAGCGGCAGTCGATCACGCCGGAAGGTTTCCTGCTCTGCGAGGCCGTGCCGATCGCGCGCGTCGGCGCGCAGGACTATGCCTACTTCGAGTTGCCGGAGATCGAGGCGAAGGACGGCGTCATCGTCGCCGAGCGCACGGCCGACGTGCTGTTCAGCCCCGAGACGCTCGCTAGCTTTGAAGGCAAGCCGATCACGATCGACCATCCGCCGGACTTCGTGACGCCGGCGAATTACATGTCGGTGGCGCGCGGCACGGTCCGCAACGTGCGGCAAGGCGAAGGCGACCAGGCCGAGCTGATGCTCGCCGACCTGCTGATCACCGACGTCGAGGCAATCCGCCGCGTCCAGAGCAAGGGCGCAGACGCGCTCACGCAGGTCAGCAACGGCTACGACGCCGATTACGAACAGATTGCGCCTGGGCGGGCGCGACAGGTGGTGATCGTGGGCAACCACGTCGCCCTCGTGAAAAGCGCCCGCTGTGGCCCCGTGTGTTCGATCGGGGATGGCAGTTCCAACCTACTCCCGACAGGAGATGCAAGCATGGCAACCAAGAAAGGCTCCAAGTTCGTCGACGCGTTGCGCAAGGCGTTCATGACGCGCGATTCCGAAGCGTTCGAGAAGGTCGCGAGCGAAATGACCGGCGACGAAGGCGGCGAGGGTGGCGACGGCCAACCCCAGATTCACATCCACATGCCCGGTACCGGCACCGGCACCGATCCGAAGGCGGGTGTCTCCGCGACTGGTGACGACGGCGCCGGCGGTGGTGAAGGCGATCCGCTCAAGCAGGTGCTCGACGCGATCCAAGCCACCAACGGCAAGATCGATGCGCTCGCCGATCGCGTGACGAAGCTCGAAGGCGGCGGTACGCCGACGGGCGATGACGATCCCAATCCGGACGACGATCCCGGCGCGACGATGGACGACGATCCCGATCCGAAGGCTGCGAAGACCGGTGACAGCACCGCGCTGCGCGACCAGTTCCAGGATGCGCTCTCGCGCGCCGAGATCCTCGCGCCGGGCGTTCGACTGCCGACGTTCGATGCGAAGGCGGTCCGCAAGAAGACGGTCGACGCCATCTGCGTGCTGCGCCGCCGCGCGCTGCGCGCCGCGCTGGACAACGAGAACGCCGAACTGGTCAAGTCGGTGGTCGGCGGCGCGAACGTCGCGAACATGACCTGCGATTCCGTGACGGCGTTCTTCAATGCCGCGTCGGAGATCGTGCGCAGCAAGAACTCCGGAGTCACACAGCGCCGGACGAACGATTCCGCTCAGGCCGAGCGGAAAGACATCAACGCAATCCACGCGGAATTCTGGAAGGTCCGCAAGTAAGGAGCCGACATGCCCTCGTTGCAAGCTTATCAATACCGCATGCCGGCAGGTTTTGCCGGCGATCTCCAGCGTGCCGAAGTCGCCACGATCGAAACGCAGCTGATCGACCCGGCAGCACCGCCGACGGCGTTCGGCGTTCCCGTGAAAATGGTGAACGGCAAGATTCAGCCGATCAACAACGCGGCTGACACGGCCGACACCGTGTATGGCGTGAATCTGCGTGCGTACCCGATCCAGGGCAACGGCACGGACCCGCTCGGCACGTCGACGCCGCCGACCAGCGGTCCGACCGACATCCTGAAGCGCGGCTACGTCGATGTCGTTCTGGGCGGCACCGCGCCGGCCACGAAGAACGGCACGGTGTACGTGCGCGTCGCGGCGGCTGCCGCCGGCAAGCCGCTGGGTGGCTTCGAAGCGGCGGCCGACGGCGCGAATACCGTCGCGATGCCCTCGAACTGGTACTTCACCGGTCCGGCCGACGCATACGGCATCACCGAGATCGCGGTCAAGATCTAACCGGCGCTGAACAGCGCTTCACTCGAAGCCCCGCAATTGCGGGGCTTTTGCATTTCTGGAGCCATTACATGGACATGTCCGAACTGAAGCACCTGCGCCGGGCCGGGGCCTCGATCCCGATGTCGGCGGCCGTCGAGGATGCGACGCGCCGGCTGATCCGCGCACGTACGCAGGACCAGCAGTACACCTACGATCGCCAGACGATCGACTCGACGGGCGCGTTCCTCGTCGGCCAGCTCGAGCGCCTCGACCAGACGCTCAACGAGCCGCTCGTCGAGTACACCTGGTCGCGCGACATCTACATTCGCAGCGACGTGTCGGCGGCCGATGAAGTCGCGTCGTTCACGAACTCGGCGTTCGGCATGAGCGGCGGTATCAACCCGAACGGTCTGAACTGGATCTCGAACGAGGGCAACGCGCTCGCGGGCCCGTCGGTCGACATCGGCAAGACCGCGCAGCCGATGCTGCTCTGGGGCGCCGAAGTCAAGTACACGGTGCCCGAGCTGATCAAGTCGCAAGCGCTCGGCATGCCGATCGACTCGCAGAAGGTCGAGGCGATGAACATGAAGCGCAACATGGACCTCGACCAGATCGTCTACTACGGCGATCCGCAAATGAGCTTTACCGGCCTGGTGAACTCGGTCAGCGCCGTCGGGAGCGTTTCGAATGTCGCGAACGGCGCAGCTGGTACACCGCAGTGGGAGACGAAGACTCCGAAGGAGATCCTCAAGGACGTCAACGAGATCCTCACGTCGGCATGGCAAGCGTCCGGTTGGAAGGTGAAGCCGAACCGCCTCATGTTGCCGCCCGCAAAGCTGGGTTGGGCAGCTTCGCAGATCGTCAGCGACGCCGGTAACAAGTCGATCCTGACTTACCTGCTCGAGAACAACATCTGCACGCAGCAAGGTACGCCGCTCGAAATCCTCGAGCTGAAGTGGCTGATCGGCGCCGGCGCTGGCGGCACGCAGGGCCAGCTCAACACCGTAGACCGGATGGTCGCGTACAACAGCGACAAGAAGTACGTCCAGTTCCCGATGACGGACCTGCAGCGCACGCCGCTCGAGTACCGCTCGCTGTTCCAGATCACGACCTACTGGTCGCGTATCGGCCGCGTCGAATGGCGCTACGGCACGACGGCCGCTTACCGGGACGGGATCTGACATGGCGAAGACCAACGTTCTGACGGCGTTCACGATCCGGTTGCTCCACGAGGGCGAGGAGGTCGTCCGCCGCGTCGAAGCCGGTGTGCAGGAGGTGGAGGACTTCATCGCCGAGCACTGGTACGCGAAGGCGCACACGGGCCCGCTGCCGGAGAAGTCCGGCGATGTGGGTGACTCGCAAGGCGGCGCGACCGATCAGGCTGCGGCGCTCGCCACGGCGAAGTCCGATCTCCAGGCCGAGTCGGACCGGCTTGAAAGGCTGCGCACCGAGCTCGATACGTTCGGCAAGGGGCTGGACGACCGCGCGGCCGCGCTCGACACGCGCGAAGCTGCGGTCGCGGCGAGCGAGCAGGATCTCGCCGCGCGGGTCGCGGCCTTCGAGGCAGCCCAGAAGGACGCCGCGGCCGCTGCGAAGAATGGCGCAGCCGACGGCGCCAACCAGAAGTCCAGCAGCGGGAAGAAGGCATAATGGCCTCCCGGCGCCGCGCCATGCAGGCGCGCGCCGGGCATCCGCATTTTGGCAAGGTGACACGTGGATATCGCCCAGTTCCGACAATCGTTTCCCGAGTTCAACGACACGACGACGTACCCCGACTCCCTCGTCCAGTTTTGGATGACGGTCGCGGTCTCGCTAGTCAATGCTGATCGGTGGCGCGAGCTGACGGATCTGGGTGTCGCGCTGGTCACCGCGCACCACCTCGCGCTCGCGCTTAAGGACCAGAAGACGGCCGCAGTCGGCGGCGTGCCCGGGCAGGTGACCGGGCCGCAGTCGTCGAAGGCCGTCGACAAGGTGAGCGCGAGCTACGACACCGCGGCTGTCGCCATCAAGGACGGCGGCTTCTGGAACGCTACGATGTACGGCGTCCGCTATCTCAGCCTCGCGCAGATGATGGGCTCGGGCGGCATTCAGTTGTAACGCTGCCGCCGCCCATCGGGAGAATCGCATGGACGGCATGAAAATCGACCGCCTCGACGAGGTGCTGAAGTCGATCAGCGGGCTCGTGCAGAAGGAGGTGCTCGTCGGCGTGCCCGACAGCACCGCCGGCCGGAAGGACGAGGGCGAGCCGCTCAGCAACGCCGAGATCGGCTACATCACGGAAAACGGCTCGCCGGCGAACAACATCCCGGCGCGCCCGCATTTGGTGCCAGGCGTGCAGGACGCGCGGCCGAAGTTCGAGCCGCAGCTCCAGAAGGGCGTCGAAGCGGCACTCGACGGCGATCTCGATCAGGTCGAACGCCGGCTGAAGTTGGCCGGTCTTGCCGGGCAAAACGGCGTGCGCGCGAAAATCAACAGCAACATCGCTCCCGAACTGGCCGATTCGACGCTGGCCGCGCGCCGGCGCCGCGGCGTCACGCGGGAGAACACGCTGGTCGACACCGGACAGTATCGCAACGCGATCACGTACGTGGTCCGCAAGAAATAGTTTCCAGTCTCCCCGATCCAAGGGCCGCCATGTGCGGCCCTTTTTCATTGGTGCTCGCGCTATGGCCTTCCTCGACGTCACCGACGTCCTGCTCGATCCGGATTTCATGGACTCGGGCCTGATCTGCAATCGCATGACGCAGACGGTCGACGTCCACGGCCGCGCGCAGAACACTGCCGCCTCGACGCCGTTCTCGGCCGTCGTGACCAGCGACAAGGGCGACATCCTTCACCGCAACGCTGACGGCAGCCGAATCATCGGTTCGATCACCCTGCACACGATGTTCCGGCTGACGGATGGCAGCGCAGGTCACGACGCCGACGAGGTCGTTTGGGCCGGCCGCACCTACACCGTCGTCAACGTGAACGACTACTCGCATTTCGGCCGCGGCTTCGTCTGTGCGACGTGCGACCTGAAGCCTCTTTCGGGATGACCCCATGAACGATAGCTCGACCGGCGGATACCTGACGCCAGCTGTCGATGCGCCGCCGGCCGAGGACGATGAACTCGACGATCTGGTCCATGACCTCATCGCGGGCATCACGGCATTGCCGCCGGCACTCGTGCGGCCGCGCTGGCAGGCGACCGTCCCGAAGCAACCCGAGCCGTCCGTCGACTGGTGCGCATTCGGCGTGCAGGAGCAGGAGCCGGACGCCGGGCCGGCGATCCAGCACGACGGCACCGGAGACGGCCACGACACGTACATCCGACACCAGGACATCGACGTGATGTGCACGTTCTATGGGCCGCGCGCGAAGGGCTATGCCCAGCGGCTCGCCGACGGCCTCGCGATCCCGCAGAACCGTGAGCAACTCCAGCTGCAGGACATGGCGTTCGTCGGCGTCGGCGCGATCCGCGCGGCGCCGGACTTGGTCAACCAGCAGTGGGTGCGCCGGTACGACATGACGGTAACGCTGCGCCGCAAGATCACCCGGACCTACGCGGTCCTCAACCTCCAATCGGCCACCGTGGCGACGACGACTGACGCGTCGACGCCGGTGGCCGGCGTTTCGAATATCCACTCGTAGGGGACCAGCATGTCCAACGGATTGCCGGTATCGCGCCTGATCAACGCGACGATCAACCTTGCTGCTCTTGCGGCGCAGGGCGCGAACATGAACACCGGGCTGATTCTCGGCCCGTCGGCCGTAATCGACACCAACGAGCGCGCGCGCTCGTACGGCGGTATCAACGATGTGACGGCCGATTTCGGCACGAACACGCCCGAGTACTTCGCAGCCGCGTTGCACTTCAACCAGGTGCCGCAACCGCAGCAGCTGATGATCGGTCGCTGGGCGAAGACCGCGACGTCCGGTTCGTTGCGCGGCGGCGTGTTGTCGACCGCGCAGCAGGACATGACGGTCTGGAAAGCCGTGACGGCGGGCGCGTTCAACATCACCATCGACGGTACCGCGAAGACGGTCACGGCACTCGATTTTTCCGCGCAGACGAACCTGAACGGCGTCGCGACGGTGATCAACGCGAAGTTGACCGGTGCGACGATCGCGTGGAACGGATCGCAGTTCGTGGTTACGTCGGGCACGTCCGGTACCAGCTCGACCGTCGGGTATGCGACTGCGCCTGGCAGTGGCACGGACGTCTCGTCCATGCTCGGCCTGACCAGCAGTCTCGCCGGCACGCCGGCAGCTGGCATCGCGCCCGAGCAACCGGTCGATGCAGCCGCGGTATTTCTCGACCGATTCGCCAATCAGTTCCTCGGCCTCGACTTCGCCGATGCATCGATCACGGATGCGCAGCACATCGCGGTCGCGAACCTCATCGAGGCGGACCAGCGTCACCTCTACGGCATCACGACGCAGAACCCGCAGGTTCTCGACTCGACCGTGTCGACCGACATCGCGAGCAAGCTGAAAGCGCTGAACCTGAAGTACACCATCCTGCAGTACTCCAGCTCATCGCCGTACGCGGTGTCGTCGCTGCTCAGCCGGCTGCTGACGGTGAACTTCAACGGCAACAACACGACGATCACGCTCATGTTCAAGCAGGAGCCGAGCGTGGCGGCCGAGCAGCTGACCAGCACGCAGGCGAACGCGCTTCAGGCGAAGAACTGCAACGTGTTCGTGAACTACAGCAACGACACGTCGATCATCCAGTACGGCGTGACGCCCAGCGGCCTGTTCGCCGACTCCGTCTACAACGCGATCTGGTTCCGCAACCGCATCGAGACGGACGTCTACAACCTGCTGTACCAGAGCCCGACGAAGATCCCGCAGACCGACGGCGGCAACGCCACGATCGCAGCGACGATCTCGGCGGCTTGCGAGGCCGCGGTGAACAACGGCTATCTCGCTCCGGGCGTGTGGAACTCGGCGGGCTTCGGCGCGCTGAATCAGGGCGACACGTTGGCAAAGGGCTACTACGTCTACGCACCGCCGATCGCGACGCAGTCTCAGGCCGACCGCGAGGCGCGCAAGTCCGTCACGTTCCAGGTCGCGGCGAAGGAAGCCGGGGCGATCCACAGCGTCGACATCCTCGTCAACGTCAACCGCTAACAGGGGCATCTCAACATGACGACTTACAGCTTTCAGGACGTCGCGGCGACGCTCGTGGGCCCGGGCGGCGCGTTCTCGCTCGGCTACGGCGAAGCGACAGCGGAAGAAGGCATCACGATCGTGCGCGCGGGCGACAAGAACACGATGACGATCGGTTCGGATGGCGAGGGCATGCACAGCCTGCACGCCGACAAGTCCGGCCAGGTCACGCTGCGCTACCTCAAGACCGCGCCGATCAACGCGAAGCTGATGGCGCTGTACGACGCACAGTCGCTCGACAGTCGCCTGTGGGGCAAGAACCTGATCGAGGTTCGGCAGACGGCTGCCGGCGACGTGACGACCGCGCGCAGCTGCGCGTTCAAGAAGGCGCCGGACCTGAAGTACGCGAAGGACGGCGACATCGTCGAATGGGTCTTCGACTCGATCAAGATCGACAACATCCTCGGGACGTACTGACCATGACGACCGAAGTGCAACTCAACGGCGTGCGGTACGCGATCGGCAAGCTGAGCGCGATGCAGCAGTTCCACGTGTCGCGCCGCATCGCGCCGATCATCCCGCCGATGATCCCGGTGCTGATGAAGTTTTACGCCGAGCTGGAGCAGGCCGACGTCGCGCGCGAGCAGGCACGCGCGAACGCAGCGCTTGCGGCGCTGGCCGAACGTGCGGAAGTTTCGGAAGGTTCGGAAGGTGCGGGAGCGCCGGCCGCCGCGACGCCTGTGTCCGCGGGCGACCACTCGCGCGAGCTGCTGTCGATGGTCGACGCGATCGCACCGGTGCTGCAACCGTTCGCCGACGCACTGGCCGCCCTTAAGGACGAGGACGCCGAATACGTCTTCGGCACGTGCCTGTCCGTTGTCGAGCGCCGGCAGGACGCCGGCTGGGCGAAGGTCTGGAACACCATTCACAAGACGTCGATGTTCGACGACATCGGCATCGACGTGATGCTGCCGCTGGTCGTGCGCGTCGTGGTGGCGAACCTCGGCCCTTTTATCAGCGGGCTGCTTACCAGCCAAGCGAGCAGCCCGGCGGCGACGTAGGCTGGATCCGCACGCTGCCCGGCGGCGAGGACTGGCTGCTCGCGCCGGTGCACGCCCAGATGTGCCGGTACGAGTCGCTGCTCGACGGAACGCTCGGTCTGGCCGACGTCGCGCTCATGAACGATTTCCTCGCCGTCCGGGCAGACAACGAAGCGGCGTACCGCCGCAAGATGGAAAGAGAAAATGGCTGATTCCGTCGTCATCCGCGAGTTCCTGGTCGCGCTGGGCTTCAAGGTCGACGAAAAGGGCCTGAAGAACTTCAAGGAAGGCGTCGAAGGCACGACGAAGGGCGTCAAGCAGCTGATCGCGACCGTGTCTGGCGCCGCGCTCACCGTGAGCGCCGGCGTCGCGGCGTTCGCGTCGAAGCTCGAGCGCCTGTACTTCGTCTCGCAGCGCACCGGCGCGTCGGCCGCCAACCTGCGCGGCTTCGAATTCGCAGCGCGGAACATGGGCGTCTCGGCCGAGGCGGCCACCGGCACGATCGAGAACCTGGCGCGCTTCCTGCGCAACAACCCCGCAGGCGAAGGCTACCTCGCGACGCTGGGCGTGCAGACGCGCAACGCGAACGGCGAGCTGCGCGACACGGTCGACATCATGTCGGACCTCGGCAAGGCTCTGGCGAGCAAGCCGACGTGGCTCGCGAGCCAGTACGGCAACATTCTCGGTATCGACGAGAATCTGATGCTCGCGATGCGCAACGGCGACTTCGAGCGGCTGCTGAAGCAGTACCGCGAGATGTCGCAGACGACGGGCCTCGACAAGGCGGCCGACGACTCGCACAAGTTCATGACGCAGTTGCGCGGGCTCGGTACGACGTTCGAGAACCTCGGCATCCGCGTCGAAGGTGCGATGTTGGGGAAGGTGGGCCCGAGCCTCGACCGATTCCAGCAGTGGATGGACGAGCATGGAGATGAGGTGGCGAACCGAGTCGCGGAGATCGCGAGCGCCATTCTGAAGGTGGTAGAGGCAGCCGGGCCGCCGCTCGGGAAGCTGGTCGACCTGTTCATCGAGCTCGACCACTCGACGAACGGTTGGTCGACGAAGATCCTCTTGCTCGGCGTCGCGCTGAAGGCGCTGGGCGTATTCCGGATCGCCGGCGGCATCCTGAGGATGGCGGGGGCGCTGCGCGCAGCCAGTGCGGCCACGACTGCGGCTACTGCTGCGGGTGGTGGTCTGCTGTCGGTTCTCGGCAGTCTCGCGACAGCCGTTGCGGCCGTGGGTGCCGCGTTCGCAGGTTGGAAGATCGGCGACGCGCTGCGGGACAAGGTCGACGGGCTGATTTCTCAGCTGTCGGGCGGCAAGTACCGGTCGATCTGGGACGTCCTGACCGGGACAGACCGGCGTGGCCTGGGCGCGACTGGTGGATACACGCAGGCCGAGATCGACAGCGTGAAGGACGGCGGCGGCGCGAAGCTGACACCGCCGCGTGGCGCCGCGTCGGCGCCAGCGCAAACCGCTCCTTCCGCGCCAGCCGCCGCGCCGGCCGGGTCCGGTGGTTTGGTCCGCGCGATGTCGCGGCTCGCTGACACGGCGTTCGGCAAGCTGATCGCGCGTGGCGAGGGGGACTACAACAGCGTCAACCGCGGCGCGCGCGGCGGATACCGCGCCGGCACCGAGAACCTCGAGGGCATGACGCTCGCGCAGGTCATGGCCGCGCAGCGTGCAGGGCAGTTCAGCGCGGCGGGCCGCTACCAGATCATCGGCAGCACGCTAGCCGAGGCCGCGCGCGGGTTGAAGCTGAACGGGTCCGAGATGTTCGACCGGAAGCTGCAGGACCGGATCTTTGAGCAGTACCTCGTGCGCAACAAGCGCCGTGCGATCGCCGACTACGTCGAAGGGCGTAGCGACGATCTGCGCGGCGCGCTGCGCGCGGCGTCGCGCGAGTGGGCGAGCGTCGCGGACCCGGACACCGGCCGCAGCTACTACGCCGGCAAGGGCAACAACCGCGCGAGCATCACGGCCGCCGAGATGGAATCCGCGCTGCGCAACACGCGTGCGACGTACCAGCCGGCCGGCGCGCTGGCCGCGCAGTCGGCGGCGCGCGGCGGCCCGGCGAAGGTCGAGCTGCACCAGTCCACGCAGATCCACGTGACCGGCGCAGGCGATCCTTCGGCGGCCGGTCGCGCGGTCGAGCGCGAGCAGCGCGCGGTGAACGGCGACATGGTGCGCAATCTACAGGGGGTGATCTCGTGATCCTCGACATGATCATGATCTCGCCGAAGAAGATCGGCAGCATCACGGTGCAGGTCGCGATCGAGGAGGTCTACAACGACGAGCTAGCAATCACCGAGCATCCGGTCGAGCAAGGGGCGCAGATCGCCGATCACGCGTTCAAGCGACAGCCGGATCTCTCGATGCGGTGCGGCTGGAGCAATGCCGACTACGAAGCGCTGCTCGGCGCGGCGGAGGCGACGTTCGATGGTGGCGGCCTGCCGTCGGCGCAGTACGTCAACGCGATCTACTCGCAGCTGCTGGCGCTGCAGCAGGCACGCACGCCGTTCGACGTCACGACCAGCCGCCGCATCTACCAGAACATGCTTCTGCAGGGGCTGCGGCTTACGGTTGACGCGAAGACGTCGAGCGCGCTGATCCTGACGGCGACGCTCAAGCAGATCCGCATCGTGTCGACGCAGGTAACGAAGTTGCCGCCGCGCGAGAACCAAGCCGACCCGGCATCGACGGCCGAGACCGGCAACGGCGGTACGAAGGCCGCCGTGCCGGCGACGCCGGCGCCGGGCGGCGCAGTACCGCCGGGGAGTATGTGATGCCGAGCTACTTCGAGATTCCGTTTTCCCCGCGCCCGGAGCGATTCACCGTGACGCTGAGCGGGACCGACTATCGACTGACGGTCCAGTACCGCAAGGCCGGTGGCGCGGGATGGGTGCTCGACATCGCAGACGCCTCGGATAATCCGCTGGTGTCAGGCATCCCGCTGGTGACCGGCATCGACCTGCTCGGCCAGTACAAGCACCTGGGTTTTCATGGGCGGCTGTGGGTGCAGGGCGCGGCTGATCCTGACGACGTTCCGACGTACGAGGATCTGGGCATCGGATCGCATGTTTTCTGGGTGACGGACCAATGAGCGTTGAGCAGTTCGGCCGGAAGGTATCGCTGATCATCGGCTTCGACAGTGGCGAGTCACTCAACCTGTCCGAGCTTCGGATCGTGTTCCGCGTGCAGCGCGGCGATCTGCAGACGCCGAACCAGGCACGGATTCGCGTCTACAACGTGTCCGCGACTACGGCGCGGCGCGCGCGGAAAGAGTTCACGCGCGTCGTGCTGCAGGCTGGCTACGAGGGCAATTACGGGATCATCTTTGACGGCCAGATCAAGCAGGTGCGGCGCGGGCGCGAGAGCCAGACCGACACGTTCCTCGACATCACCGCGGCGGACGGCGACTCCGCGTACAACTTCGCCGTGGTCAATACGACGCTCGCGGCCGGGTCTGTCGCTACTGATCACGTGTCCGTGGCTACGGCGGCGATGAACCCGTACGGCGTGTCGCTCGGCTACATGCCGCAGGTGACATCGAATCCGCTGCCCCGAGGGAAGGTGATGTTCGGGATGGCGCGCGATTTCCTGCGCGGCATCGCGAAGACGACGCAGACGGTCTGGAGCATCCAGGACGGCAAGGTGGTGATGGTGCCGGAGACGGCGTACATGCCTGGCGACATTCCGAAGATCACGTCGGCGACAGGCATGGTCGGACTGCCGCAGCAGACCGCCAACGGCATCGAAGTCAAGATGCTGCTGAACCCGAGCGTGAAGATCGGCCGGCTGATCTGGCTCGACAACGCCAGCATCCAGCAGTACGAGTACAGCCTGAACGTCGGCCAGCAGGCCGAGAACGAGCGGATCGAGATGCAGGCGAAGCTGCAGGACGACGGCTTCTACTACGTGATGCTCGCGGAGGTGAGCGGCGATACGCGCGGCGAAGAGTGGTACACGAGCGTGACCTGCTTGGCGGCCGACGTGACGGTGCTGCCAGATTCGTTCAGGGACAAGGCGGCGGTGCCGTCTGCCGACGTTATCAAGCGGTTCGGTTAGCGGCCGTACGTCGGAAGCGCCTTGATGGTCATCGTCGTGTTGTCGCCGTTGCGCTTCACGTCGGCGCGCGCGAGTACGTTGAGCGGCATCGACTTCGTCGGCATCTGCGGCACGACGATCACGGCGTCGCCGTCGATTGTCTCGCCCCAGCAGCCGATATCCCAAACGCCGCGGTAGGACTCGTAGCGCCGCATGTTCTTCGCATTGGCGAGCGGCAGGTCGCACTTTTTCCCCGTGTACAGGATGGTCGGGAATTCGTTCTCGACGGTCACGCCGACCTGCATGCCGGCGAACGGGTAGACGTAGGCGTCGTCAGCGACGGCGGCGAGCGGCGCGAGCAGCGCCGCGGTCAACAGCAGTTTTTTCATTTTCATCCCATGGATCGACGTGAAAGGGTAGGCGACCCGGAGGTCGCCCTGCGCGAAGCGTTCGACGGCTTGCGTGCGGGCGTCTGGACGGCATTGCCCGGCATTATCCAGTCGTTCGAAAGCGCAGCCGACCGACCGCCGACGTGCAGCGTACAGCCGGCCATCAAGGCGCTGGTGCGCGATATCGACGGCACGATCCAGAGCGTCGCGCTGCCGCTGCTGGTCGACTGCCCGGTCCAGTTTCCTGCTGGCGGAAATTGTACGTTGACGTTCCCGGTGGTGCCCGGCGACGAGTGCCTCGTCGTGTTCGCGTCGCGCTGCATCGACGCCTGGTGGCAGTCGGGCGGCGTGCAGGAGCAGGCCGAGCTGCGCATGCACGACCTGTCGGACGGGTTCGCGCTGCTCGGCTTTCGATCTCGGCCGCGCGCGCTCGCCGGCGTCAGCGGCAGCTCGACGCAACTGCGCAGCGACGACGGCGCAACGTACATCGACCTGAACCCGGCACTGCAGAAGGTGAAGATCGTGGCGCCGGGCGGTTTCGACGTGGTCGCGCCGCTGTCGACGTTCTCGGCCGCGGTGACGATCACTGGGCTGCTGACGTTCGTTGGCGGCATGGTTGGCAGCGCGGCGAGCGGCGCGGCCGCCGTATTCAACGGCATCCTGAACGTGATCGGCCAGATCACGGCGAACAGCAAGCGGGTCGACGACACGCACACGCACCCGGATGCGCAGGGCGGCAACACGGGGCCGGTCAACTGATTGTCAGATCGCGAATAAAAAACCCCGCTCGAAGCGGGGTTTGTCGTTTCTGGAACGGGAGATCAAGCGTGCGCGTGCTCGCGGATTTCGCGTAGCACATCGTCGCCGATCTTTTCCTTGGCGAGTTCGGTTTCGTAATGCGTCTGGAGGTTCATCCAGCTTTGCGGATCGACGCCGAAGAACGCACCAAGGCGCACTGCAGTGTCGGCCGTGATGGCACGGCCGCCCTTCACGATCTCGTTAATGCGGCGAGCCGGGACGCTGATCGCCTTCGCCAGTGCGTATTGGCTGATGCCCATCGGCTCCAGCCAGTCTTCCGCCAGGATTTCACCGGGCGTCGCCAGGGGTACTTCTCGGGTCATGACTTTCTCCGGGTTGGTTAGTGGTAGTCGACGATTTCCACATCCGAGGCGCGTCCATTGGCGAACTTGAAGCAGATACGCCACTGGTCGTTAATGCGGATGCTGAATTGGCCTTGTCGGTCGCCCTTCAGCGCTTCGAGCCGGTTGTTCGGCGGGATGCGAAGGAAGTCCAGATCGGCCGCAGCGTGCAACTGCTGGAGCTTGCGAATCGCGACGCGTTCGAAATTGACGAAGCGGGCGACTCGCGTGCCATTGAACAGCGCCTCAGTATCTCGGCAGTTGAACGATGTAATCATGGGTTGATGATAACGCAATGCGTTAATAACGTCAAACGTTACTAACGTTTTTGGGGTACGAATGCGATACCGAAAACTCGACGCTGACGGCGACTACGTCTTCGGCGGGGGCGCGGCCGACTTCCTCGTGAACACGCCAGAGACGGTCGCGCAGGCCGTGCTGACGCGGCTGCGCCTGTTGCGCGGCGAATGGTTCCTCGACACGACGGCCGGCATGCCGTGGGCGACGGACGTGCTTGGGAAGTACACGAGCGGAAAGTACGACGCGGCTATCCGCACGTGCATTCTCGGCACGCAGGGCGTGGCCGAGCTGACGAGCTACTCGAGCACGGCCGATCCCGAGACGCGCGTGCTGACGGTCACCGCGACGATCAACACCATCTACGGCACCACCACGGTACAGGCGACATTGTGACGATCACGACCCTCGCACCCACTATCGACGCGAACGGCATCACCGCGCCGACGTACGCCGATGTGCTCGCGTTTCTGCAGGACCAGTACCGGTCGATCTACGGCGCCGACACGTACCTTGAGCCCGACAGTCAGGACGGGCAGCTGCTCGGCGTACTCGCGAAGGCGATCAGCGATGTGAATTCGATCGCGATCGCGATCTATCGCTCATTCAGCCCAGCTACCGCACAACGAGATGCTCTGTCGAGCAACGTGAAGATCAACGGCATCGCGCGGAAGATCGCATCGTATTCGAGCGCCGATCTGGTGCTGGTCGGTCAGGCTGGCAAGACGATTACGAACGGCGCAGCGAGGGATGCCAACGGCGTGCTGTGGATGCTGCCGGCTACGGTGACAATCCCGCCTAGCGGCATGATCACCGTCACGGCGACGTGCGCGACCATCGGCGGCGTGACCGCGCGCGCGGGCACGATCAACCAGATCGCGACGCCGGCGCTCGGCTGGCAGTCGGTGACGAATCCGGCGGATGCGGCCGAGGGGGCGCCAGTCGAATCCGACGCAGTGCTGCGTCAGCGGCAAACGGTGTCGACGGCGCTGCCGTCGCTCACCGTGCTCGACGGCATCATCGGCGCGGTGGCGAACGTGCCCGGCGTCACACGGTACGTCGCCTACGAAAATGACACGAGCTCGACCGACGCCAACGGCATTCCGTCGCACTCGCTTTCGCTCGTCGTCGAGGGTGGCGACGCGACGGCGATCGCGAATGCGATCGCAGCGAAGAAGACTCCAGGCGCTGGAACGTTCGGCACGACGTCGATCGTCGTCACGGACATCTACGGCCGACCGATCACGATCAACTTCTTCCGGCCGGTTGGTGCGCCGACTGGCGCCACCGTCACGATCAAAGCGCTCGCCGGCTACACCAGCCAGGCGGGCCAGCAGATTCAGCAGGCTGTGTCGGACTACATCAACGGCGTGCAGATCGGCGGCGGCCTATCTGGCAGCGTCGAATGGGGTGACGCCCTGACCGCGGCGAACAGCGTCGGTGGTGGGGTGACGTTCAAGCTGTCGGGCCTGACGCTGACCGGGCCGCGCGGCGCCGGCGCGCCGGACGTCGCGCTGTTGTTCAACGAGGCGGCGTCTTGCACGCCAGCGAACGTGACACTGGTGGTGACCTGATGGCGGATCTGACCGATTACACCGTGTTGATCACATCGGAGCACAGCGACAAACCGCGCTTCATGGCAAGCGTCAGCGCGCTTGTGCAGCCGCTCGTCGAACAGATGAATGTGCTGGAGAGCATGCCGGGTAAGTTCGACCTCGACAACGCGGTCGGCGTGCAACTGGACGATGTCGGCCTCTGGGTTGGCGTGTCTCGGAAAATTCGCACACCGTTGACCGGCGTCTACTTCTCGTTCGACATCGCGGGCCTCGGCTTCGATCAAGGCACGTGGAAAGGACCGTTCGATCCCGATACGGGGCTCACGATCCTCGACGATGACACGTATCGATTGGTCATCCGCGCGAAGATCGGCGCGAACCACTGGGACGGGACGCTGCAGCAAAGCGCCGCGATCCTGAACAGCATCTTCGACGCGGATACGCACGTCTTCATCGAAGACCACCAGGACATGTCGATGACGATCGGCATTGCCGGGAAGGTCCCGCCGGCGACGTTCCTTGCGCTTTTGTCAGGGGGCTACATCCCGCTCAAGCCTGAAGGCGTCCGCGTCAACTACACGATCGTGACGACCGTCGACGGATCACCCCTGTTCGGATTCGACATGAGCAATCAACTCGTGGCCGGATTCGACGTTGGGGCCTGGAGCCGCCCCGTTTAACCGCCAATTGCATTGTCTGCAAGCCACCTTCGGGTGGCTTTTTTTATGCTCGGAGCATTGATGGCAACGAACGACTTTCTCGTGTTCGGCGGAGGCAGCTCCCCGAACGTTATCGACCAGGCGACCTACGCGGCTCTCACGGCCCGTCTGTCGGGATTTCAATCTGGCACCGCGCTGTCGGCGCAGCTCAACAAGGTATGGCGCCAGAGCTCGATCATGGCGGCGGTACTCGCGCAGTTCACGGCGAACTTCTCGGGCCAGAACTCCGTCGACGACGGCACGATCGCGACGCTGTTGGCGAACCTACAGGCAGCGATCAACGCAGCAGGGATCACGGCTCCGCAGTTCGACAACAGCACGAAGCTCGCGACGACGGCATTCGCGCAGCGGTCGCTTGGCAATTTCCAAGCATTCTATGCATACACGTCGAGTCAGACTCTCACGGCTTCGCAATCTGGCTCAGTCATCAATTTTTGGGGAAGTTCCGCGTCGACTTTCACGCTTCCATCGTGCTCTGCAATGCCTGTTGGCGGATCGTTCTTGTTCAACAATTCCAATGCCGGCAACACTTCGGTCACGGTGACTCGGGCAGGCTCAGATTCAATTCTTTGCGGAGGCAATGCCACTAGTGTCGTTGTCGGGCCGGGCGATAACCTTCTCTTGGTCGCGATTCCGCCGAGCCAATGGGTTGCGACTGGCGGAAGCGCTCAATTGCCATTTGCGAGTACCGCGCAGCGGACATCCGGCGGCGTCGTCGGAGCCATGCGCAACGCCAGCATGAACGTAGGCGCAGCGAGCGCATCAGCGACCTTCACTGCTGATGAGATCGTCGTCGAAACCGCGCTCGGTGGCGGCTTCTACCGGCTCGCCAATTTCAGCAAGACGATCAACCTCGCGACGACCGGCGCGGGCGGGATGGATACCGGCAGTGCTCCGGTGAGCGGCTATGTCGCGCTCTACGCGATCTACAACCCTACGACCGGAGCAAGCGCACTGCTCGCGAGGAACGCAACGAGCGCGGTGCAGGGGAGCGTGTACGGCGGCGCGAACATGCCGACCGGCTATACCGCGTCGGCGCTGGTGAGTGTGTGGCCGACGAATGGGAGCGGGCAGTTCATCACGGGCGTGCAGGTCGATCGAGTGATCTCGATCCCGTTCGTTACTGTGCTGACGTCGAGCACCACGCAAGCATCGCCGACGGCACTGTCGATTTCCTCCGCAGTGCCGCCGAATGCGCGAAGGGTGTCCGGTACGATATCAGTATCGTCGACGTCCTCGACGCCGAACTCGTCGCTCAGTGTCTATGCGGCATCGACGAGTGTCGGCATTCAGGGGTTGAACAATAGCGTGAGCGCTTCAGGCGGCATCTCGACGAACTACAAGGACCTGCCGATCACTGTTTCGCAGACGCTCTATTACACAGCGACATCATCGGCCGGTACGCCGACGTTCACGATAAGCGTTGCCAGTTATGATTTTTGAGGGGCTGACATGTTCGTACAGTTTTCTGACGCAGACGAGAAAGTCATCACCGCCGTATTTGCCAACGAGCAAGACCGTGAGGTCTTCCCCAATCAAGGGAAGATCGATCTGACCGATCCTCGTTATGCTGCATTCTTCAACGCACTGCCTCGGTTGGCTCAACAGGCGATTCCCTCGCCGGTTGCCGACTAAACTCCGCTCCCTTCACCTTCAGGGCTCGTTTCTCGACGAGATGCCAGGAGGCAAAGGCGAGCGGAATAATGACTGCCAGAGACAGAACGATCGAAAGACCTACCGGGATCTCCCCTGCGAGGCGCCGCGCGATGATTTGTTGGACTGGGAAGGCATAGAGATAGATGCCATACGATAAGTCACCGAATCGGCCAGCATGCCGAATTATCGGCCATGATCGCATTCCGATGGTCATCACAATGTAAGGTATTGCGAATGCGACAAGCATCGCGACAGGGAATCGCAAAATGCCTTCGAAGTATCGAGGTTCAAAGATCCAGGCCGCGAATAGAAGGCACCCAATCGGCAGATAGAATTTGCTCCGTGATGCCGCGAAAAATGCACCCGAGGTGAAGAAGAAGACCATTCCCGAGGCTGAGATCAGATCCGTTCCATAGAAAACGGGATGCTGTTCTCGGTAGTAGTACACGAGGTAGATGGAGGAGAACGCGAGGGCAATTGTCAGCAGCCCGAGTGCAAACGCGTGGCGACGCGCTGCAAGCACCGCGACGAGAGGGGTTGCCAGGTAGAGAGAGAATTCAACCGGAAGGCTCCAGAGCGATATGTTTGCTGCCCCTGAGATCGGGTTGTCGATGAATAGGCCGGGCAGTCCGTAGGTATAACGGAGGGCGCCGTTCATGAGGTAGGCGTAAGTATCACGGTGTGTCAGATATGACATCAGTGGCAGGTCTGATGCGATCGGCCCAATGATGAAGGTCGTCACCGAGATTGCTGCGATCAGCCCTGGAAAAACCCGGAGTGCACGCTTTAGAAGAAATCGGACCAGTGATGGATCATTGGCCCAACTGCGCGTCACAAGGTAGCCGCTGATCGAAAAGAAAATAATGAGCCCAAGAACCGAAATTTGCGGGCCGAGAAAAGTCGGCTGTTCGTGCGCCATGATGCCGTACGCATGTCCGACAACGACCATGAGCGCAGCGAACAGTCGCAAAAAATCGAAATTATTCCGGTGCATCAGGGGAGAGAAATCGTGGGAAATTGGGCATATTCTGCCATATCGACTTCTCATTCAATGGCATGCATCAGTTGGCCAAGTATCGGCCCACGGTGCTATCCATGGCGGCAGCGGAAATCTGAGCCATGTATTCGTAGAGAGCGCCATTCGGATGAATCCGGTCGGGCAGGTTGGCCTGCCAGTTCGGCATCGCCTGCTGAATCGCGCTCCACTGGTCAATGATCCCGACCTGCTGGATCTGCGCGACGTAGTGCTGACTGCGCACGAGTTCCTCGAGGCGATCGTTATGCGGGTCGTCGATCGGGTTCGGTGTGACGATGACGAAGGTCTTTCCGTATTGGCGGGCGATCTGCGCGAACTGCCCGTAGACGTACTGGAAGTCCTGGTCGGTTTCGTTCGGGAGGAAGGCATCGTTGATCGCGCAGTTCATCGTGATGATCTGCGCGTCGGACTTCGCCATTTCGACCGTCCACGCCTGCTTGACGTCATTTTGCCCCCACATCCACTGTCCGCAGGTCGATCCCGGCACTCCTCGGTTCTCGACAGTCACCGCGGTACCGTACTTGCGCTGAAGGGCGAACTGAATCGATGCAGGCTCGTTGTGCGGAGACTGGACGTAAGCGCCTGCCTCGAACGTCGTGCCGTATGCAGTCGAATCGCCATACATCGCGATTTTGACGGTCTTCGAAGGGGCAGGAGAGGTGCTCGGCGCGGGATCGGGTTGTGTCGTGGGCGCGCTGGTGCCATCATCGCCGCCTCCGCACGCGGTCAGGGCTGCGCTGCAGCCAAGGGCCATCGCTACTGCTGCGGCTCTCCATCGGGCGCCTCCTCGACGTGCGCGCCGAACGCCGCCATCTTCGCGAGGATGCGTGCGAACTCGTCCGCCGTAAGGGTGAGCTTCGCGGCAGCCACGAACGCCATATGCGGGCTCAGCTCCCTCGGCGACTGTCCCCCGGTGTACTTGCGCCACTGATGATCGCCGGCCAGCCAGAACAGATCGGCCATCTGCCTGCCGGTCATGTTCAGCTCGTGCTTGAGCGTCGCGAGATCCCGCGTTCCGGGAGGTGTGTACTTGATGGGCATGAGAGCAGGCGCGCGTCGAGCGCGCGCGAAAAGCGAGTTTCATGGTCATTTCCTTTCGGGATGTCGGGCCGCGCGGGATGCGCTACCGCTACCCGTTAATTTAGACCCAATGGGTCTAGTTGTCAAGAATATTTCACCGCCACCTTCGGGTGGCTTTTTCATTTCGGGGACTTGATGAAGAACGATCTCGCGGTGAGCGCAGCCAAGGCGGCGCCGGCGGTGGGAAGCAATTTCTGGCTGTGGCTGACCAGCCACGACATCAACTGGTGGGTGGCCGTCGCGACGATCGCGTACATCGGGCTGCAGGCGTACTACCTGGTCAAGAACAAAGGGAAGAGGGCGCTGCTCGATGGCTAACGTACCGAAGAAGACACTGGCGGGTGTTGTGGGGGCTGCTGCTGCGGCCCTTCTTTTTTCCGTGGTCCCGAAGTTCGAGGGGCTCGAGCTCGTCGCGCGGCCCGACCCGATCGGGATCATCACGGCGTGCTACGGCGACACGAAGGACGTGCGCGCCGGTCAGCGCTTCACGCCGGAAGAGTGTCGCGCGCGCCTCGAGCAACGGCTGATCGAGCATGCCGAGCCGGTGCTGAAGTGCACGCCCGTCCTGAAGGGCCACACGTACCAGCTCGCGGCCGCGGTGAGCTTCGCTTACAACGTCGGCACTGGCGCGTACTGCGGCAGCACGACGGCCAAGCGGTTCAACGCTGGCGACTGGAAGGGCGCGTGCCGCGCGATCAACGAGTCGGACAACGGTCGGCCGCAGTGGGTGACTGCTGGCGGTCGAGTGCTGCCGGGTCTCGTGAAACGCCGCGCTACTGAACGCGCAATTTGTGAGCGGGGGCTGTGATGCCGAAAGCAGCTCTGTATCTGTTGGCCGCGCTGCTTGGCATGGCGGCCGGCGCTTGCCTCGATCACCTGATCGGCGCACGTCGGCTTGCCGATGTGCAGGCCGCGCGAGCGCTCGATGCGCAACGGCGCGCCGAAGCGTTGGACGCGATCTCGCGTGCTGCGCTCGACGCCGAACAGCGTGCGATCGCCGCGCACGATGCGGCGGCGTCGGCGGTAGCCGCCGTCGACCAACGAACCACGAAGGAGAGGAACGAGCATGAAGCCGAGAATCGCAGCCTGCGGGCTGCTCTTGCCGCTGGCACTGAGCGGCTGCGCGTCGCTGTCCGAAACTGCGCGGCAGCCGATCGCGACGGCATGTCCGGCGCTTCCAGCGCCGCCGGCATGGGCGATGGTGCCGCCACCTACGCAGACGTCGACCCAGCGGTTGCAGAACGCGTTTTCGCCGTCGCCGGGGATGATCAGCGCGAGATCGACAAACTGACGGCCCTACAGGGCTACGTGTGCGCGATCCGGCCGCAGACGCCCGAATGTCAGAATTGAAATTTGACTGTAAACTCAGTGGCTCATGAAGTGAACAACACCTGAGAACCTGAGACCAAATATGAAAAAAATCTTCACCTTGGCGGCACTTCCGTTTTGCCTCGCGATTTCCGCATGCGGAGGAGGCGACGACGGCGGATCGTTAGCCGGGCCTGCGATTAAGCTATCGTATTCCGGCGCGCCTATCGTGAAGGCACAGCAAGCGAAGGCAATGGCTTCGGTCGACGTTGCGATTGGCGCGTCGGCCAGTTCATCCGCCTCTGCTGCCGATGCACAAGCAACCATTGACGCGCTAAGCCAAGCATTCAAGGCAAGGGGTGCTGACATCGGTGTGTATCCGGGCGTGATTGACGGAACGGCGTTGCACCAACTCGTTATGGCCGAGAACGGCGGTGTGCCGCCGACTGGTGACGAACTTGATCGGGCGACTACCAATATCAGCGAGTGGACGCTCGTCAATTTTCAACTCGATGACATGAGCGGCTATATCGACACGCCCGCGCGCGAGGCCGCCGTTGCGCAGTTCGCGCGGGACTTGGCGATCTACACGGCCCGGGAATACATGAGAGGCCGCGTCGTGTTTGCGGCACTTCCCATTGTTTCGTGCGCACCGTCCAAAACTATTCCGATGACGGACAGCTCAGGCGGTAGCAGTATGAAGACCGTTTATACGGCCTCGGACGAGCTTCACTATGCCATTGCGTCGAGAGCGAAATACGAGACGACGGTTTCAGGGCCGAACGGCGTCGCTCGTTGGTATGTGCGTCTATTCCAGACTATCGGGGACGTACGGCCGACGGTCGAGCACATGGGAGGGGATTGCAATACTCCGGACAAGGAAACTCGCGACGCATATATCGCCGCGATTGTCGATCCCCTTGTTGAGCGGTACAAGATCGCTCTCGATACGATCGACAAGTGCAAGCACAAACCCGAGGCGATTCCCGAGTATGAGCGGGCAGGGCAGTGTTGGGGTATTGCACCAGAGAAGAAATAGAAGGCGTCCCAGATCGCGCGTTCTGCCAGACATTTTGATAACAGCATAAGTCGGCCACTGCATGCAGTGGCCGAGGTGGGTTACATGCTTAGACAGTTACGGCTTGCGCCATTTGTCGGGATTGCCTTTTGACGTATTGCGTACGCGTTCGACATGTACGGCTGCGTTGGGATTAAGTTGGCGGGCACGCTCGATTGCCTCTCGTTGCGTGGATTCTACTGCGCTTGCGCGTTCGGAGTTAGGTTTGCGCACCGCATAGGTGCCGTCCGGACGCCGTTCCACAAAGAAATTGTCGCTCATACATCCTCACTGAATCTGGCGTAGCCCGCCAGTGGCCGAACACCAGATATTGTGCTCAATGTTGAGTCTAATACTGTATTTGGTGCGTGTCGAGTGAATTTAATGCACTGTTTGAACCCGAATTTCTACTATTTCCCGGATTCGTGGTGGTTGCATTCGACGCGATCGACAAATGCAATCACAAAAGGACAATCTGGAAACGATTCCCGAGAATATTTTTAGGGCAGCGCTGTAGGGATGCGTCGAAAAAGAAATAACGTTCTCTGCGCGCGGTCGAATAGCCGCGGCGTCACGCGTCGACCGTAATTTCCGCGTGGTGTTCGCCGCAGTGAGCGGGCTTTCGTACTCGTCGTGAATGTCTTCCCCATCCCACGGCAGCGTTACCCGGTGATCACGCGTTCGATAGACGCCGATCGACCATCCGGTCGGATGCGTGTAGCCGCAGGCGCTCACCGCGGTCCAGCCCAGTCGGAGCATCTCGTCGAATAGATCCAGTTCGTTCATCGTTTCGCATCCTCGCTACGTGATACGGCAGAACACCTCTTCGTCACGCTCGACCTCGAGAATGCGTTTCAGCTGGTCTAGCGCGAACAACTCCACACCGCTTATCTCTGCTTCAATCCGGGCTGCATCGACGAGCTTTCGCGACTTTCCAACAATGTGGCTTCGCAAATACGCGATCTCGAGCGCCATGCGTTGCTCGAACGTGAGCCGGCCGACCTTCTTGCCTTCCTCGAAACGCCATTTCTCGCGCAGTTCTTCCCACGTTACCCGCTGAAACTCTGGGATTGATTTCGGAGATGCGCCGGGTGGCGTGTCATCCGGCGGCTCCCAGCGCTTTGACCTGATTTCTTGCCGTGCGCGCCACTCGTCGGAAAACGGCGCGACCGGTTCCTGCATGCGAGCGAACGGGGCGGCACGACCAATTTCCTTGTCGACGATGTAGCCGAGCCTCCGTAGCGGCGCGCCATACTCGAGCAACGATTGGTCGATCGCGCGCGCCCGCCGCGACGCATCGGCAATGCAACTGCGGAGCTCCCACAAGGTGAGGCGCTGGTGCTGAACTTCGAGAATCAGACGTTGGACGTCCGCATACGTGCAACGCGTCCACCACTCGGTCATCTCGGGTAGCTTTGGGGATTGAACGGTGGCAGGATCATTTCGTAACACGAGAAAACCTGTAATTTTATACAGTATATCTTGGACTATGATGAAATGATCCATCCCCTGAAAAGAGGTGCCGTCGTGTGCACCAACTACCGCGCCCCCGACGAAGATCCGGGCATCAGCGAACTGCGGCTCGGCTTGATCGATCTATGGAAGCGTGCGCCGTGGGAGCCGGAGATCTGGCCGGACTATGCGGCACCGATCGTGCGCGCGGCCAGCGACGGCGCAGAGGCCGTGATCGCGAACTTCGGGATGATCCCGAAAGTTCATCAGCCGCCGGGAAAGAAATACCTGACCGTCAACGCGCGCGCCGAAACGGCACAATGGATCTATGAGCCGAACTGGGAGACCGGCAAGCACGTGCGTTATCGCATAGGTCTCATGGGCTGGCAGCCGCTTTGCGTCGCGGGTATATGGCGGGCGTGGAAGGGGGCGGACGGCGGTGAAATCCTGGCAATGGCAATGCTGACGGTGAATGCTGACGAGCATCCTGTCATGAAGCACATGCACAAACCGGGCGATGAGAAGCGGTCGGTGGTGATCCTGCGGCCGGCCGACTACGACGAGTGGCTGCATACGAAAAACATCGAGGCCGCTTGCGCGATGTTGCAACTTTATCCCGCGGACGAACTCGTTGCTGTGACAGCGCCCAAGTCCGCCAAATCGGAGAGTTAA